GCTCTTCCGATCTGGGGGCGTGGAGCGCCCGGGGTCGCTGATTTTCAAAATTTTCAACTCCAGGGCTTCCGGTTCCGTTTAAATCCGTTATTTATCAGCAATTTAACGCAAATTACTGTTTTAATTGAACAAACACACATCAACTCAAGGCAGAATATGCAAATTTGCATATAGGAAACCCCGCGCAAAAAAAAGGAATATTCATATTTGAATATTCCAATAGTGAAGTTAATATAAACGAAAGCTCATTTACGCAGACGAAGATGGCCAAGCGATCCCCCGGTGCCCCAGGCGAAAAACGGAAAAAATCAGCCTTTCGCTTGGCGGCCGAACGGAAAGGCTGGGCCATGAAAGACATAGCCGAACGCTGGCGAATCACCCCCCTCAGTCTGTCCAGGCAGACCAGGGAGCCGGATCAGAAAGCATGGGACGCACTCGAAGGCTTACCGGACCGAGCCGATACACCGAAGGAAGAAAATGATCGATAAACCCAAAAAACCACTCACCAAAGGCGCCTGGATCAGAATGGACCGGCCGAAACGCCGCCATTTGTTGTTGATATCGTCACTGGTGCAGTCAAGCCGCGATCATTATCGGCTGGTCACTCATGCGGATATTGCCAAGGCCAGCGACTGCAGCGTTAGCACCGTCTTCAAATTGCTGGGGGCAAAAGTTGAACTGGAAGACAGTATTTGTCGGTTTGCCCTGGAGCAATATGAAAATCAGGAAGACGCCAAGCTGCGGCAGGCCGCGCATCAGGTGCTGCTGCAAATGACCGTTGGCAAACACCCCCTGGCTCGCCATCTGCGCGTCGAATTACACCACAAACAGGAAAAACACCATGAGCAGAAAACCACTGGATAAAGGCCGGGTGGCTTTTGTCGCTGAAACCTATCAATCCAACGAGCTGGGCGCCAATGGTCAGCCAAAAGAGAAGAACCGCTACGCCAACCTGGGCCGGGCGACGTTGTGGCCATCAGATACCGGTGGCCAGCCGGTAACACAGATCGAGCTGGACGCCGTACCACTGGGCCACACCGGGCCGCTGCGGCTGTACGTTTTCTGGGACTCCCAAAACCAGCAGAATCAGGGCGCCCAAGGTGGTTATGGCGGTGATCCGGGCTATGGCGGTGACAGCTACAACCAGGGCCAGCCGGTGGACCCTGCCCGTGGTGGCTACCAGAGCCAGCAACCCGCGCAAGGCGGTTACGGCCAGCAACGGCGATAAGCAGGTGGGGCAGCCTGCCCCACCCTTGATTCAGGGATGATAAGCCATGAAGAAAGAACACAAACAGCTGAAAACCGTCTACCTGGCCGGCCCGGTTTCGGGCATGAAAGACGACAATAAACCCCTGTTCCAGAAAATGAGCCGCTGGCTGGAACGCGAGGGCTACCGGGTGCTTTGCTCTGCTGAGTTACCCCCGGGCATGGTGGAAGAACATTATATGGATATCTGTTTTGCCATGATCCGCGCCAGTGATTTGCTGTGGATACTGCCGGGCTGGGAGGAAAGCGAGGGCACCCAGGCTGAATATTTCTATGCCCGCAAGCGGAAAATACCGATTCAGTTTTTCACTGATCAGGATTGCGCGGCTTAACCCAATAGCATGGATAGCGTAATTATGAGCGAAGCATTAAAAAAAACGGTACTGGAAAAACTCAAAGAGCTGGAAAGCTCGCCAGAGTCAATGACCAGCAAGCGCGGGTTATATTCTCAACTTATCCAGGCCGTGGATGAAGTGGTTGTTGATCAATTACTGATGGAATTCAGAGGCAATCAGACTCAGGCCGCCGAACACCTGGGCATCAACAGGGCGACATTCCGCCAGAAGCTGAAAGCTAAAAAACTACGGAAACACGGATTTTTTCGCTAGGGACAACAGATGATCAGCCAGCAGCAATTAAAAGCCAATTTTGAAACGTTCAATTTAAGCCAGAAGGTGGCGGTGTGGGATATCGAAACCCCGTCCCAAGCCAGTCATAGCGCCATCTTGAGTATTGGTGTGGTGATTGTGGATTTACTGGCAATGGAAAAGACCGACTGTTTTTTTCAACCAGTGCAACTGGCCGGTCAGCAATACCTGAAACGAATTACCCATGACACCGCCACCATGACCTGGTGGAACCACCCGGACCGCGCCGCCGCCCGGGAGCTGGCTTTTGATACCCACTACCCCAACCGGGTGCCACTGGCGGGCGCATTGGTCAGGTTGAATGAATTTATGGCGCGGAATTTTCACCATCCAAACCAGGTGCAGGTGTTTGGCAACGGGCCAGAGTTCGATAATGTGATCCTGGCCAACGCTTATGACGCCTGCAAAATAGAACAATACGGTTATTACGGTGGCAATCAGAGTTTACGCACAATGGTGTGGTTGGGTCGCGCCTTGCTGGGCAGCGATCCGAAATACCAATTGCCATTCAAGGGTATTCAGCATCATGCCCTGGATGACGCCAGCCATGAGGCTGATTATTTATTGTCGTTGTGGCAGGGACTGATTGAGCAACAGCACACATAAAAAATAAAAAAACAGGGAGAGAGCAAGGTGATAGCAGATGTTTTTAAGGTGACAGAGGGAGGTCGCCAGTCAGATAAAGCAATAACCACCACCAAGGATTTTAAAACCCAAGCCGGCTTATTGCGCCGACTGAATAAAGATCTGGATGATGGCACTTATATCCTGCACCTGTACCACCCCCCGGTGCGGCGCTTTCTTGGCCCGGTGAGCGTTAAACGGCTGCATATTCGAGGCGAACAGCCGCCATTGGTTTATCAGGGGAGGTGACAGATGCAAGAGTTAACCCTATCCAGGCGGCGCAAACTGCAAGCCCTGGCCGGCACCATGCCCATCAGCAAGATAGCGGCCGAGCTGGGCGAAACCGAGGCACAAATTCGCAGTTGGGGCCGTCAGCACAAGATCCGGTTCTATAACCAGCGGTTTACCCCCGGCTACTGGACCCCGGCCGAAGACGCCGAAATGGATAAGATGCTGGAGCGAGGATTTACCGCCCCCGAAATAGCCGAAGCAATGGGGCGAACCGTGGCGTCGGTGCGAAACCGGGCGAAAAGCATTGGCCTAAGTCTGCGCCAGACCGGCGAGAAACACCACCGGGCGAAATACACTGATGAAGATGTGCGGCTGAGCGTGGCGCTGCTGCTGGAGGGGCTACCTGCCAGCCTGGTGGCCGAGAAAATGGAGATCCCGGTGGGCCTGATTAGATCATGGGGCAAGGGAAAATACCGCTCTGATGCACTGCTACAGGAAGACCCGGCATGATTTTAACCCTTTCGTTTCACCAGCATTCCTATCTGCTGCTGGCGCTGGCCCGCGCCGCCGCCGATGAGCGTACATTCACCGTGGATGGTCACGAATACGAGCTGATCGAGTGGAAGCGAAAGGGCGATAACGTAGACGTACAGCTGAGATTTTGCTGCTGACAAACAACGAGCAACCGAACAGGATAAGAAATGACCAACACCACCCAGGAAAACCAGCCGGACGCCGCCGATTTGATCGAGGCGCTGTTTACCCACTATCAACACGGTATCGAGGGGTTCACCGAGCTGGCCGAGCGCCTGGCCAAGCAATACAGCCTGGAGTCGCTGGAATTCAACCGGCTGAATGAATACAACGACCAACTGGAAGCAGAAAACCGCATTCAGGCCGCCGAAATCGCCGCCCTGCAGGGCAAGGTGGCCACCCTGGAAGCCGAACATGAGCGGGATATGGAAACCATCAACGTGGCACATGATCTGGCCCGTAAGGCGGTGGCGCAAAAACGCCAGCTGGAGCTGACCCAAAGCAACCTGGCCGCCACCCAAAAAGAGCTGACCGCGCTCAAGGGTGGCGACAGCCCCAAGAAGCTGCGTGAGCAGATCAAGCGCAATAAAGAAAAAAATGCCGAGCTGACCGCCAAGAATGAGCGATTACAGCGCGAGGCCCAGCAGTACCGCAAACAGCTCAAGGATATTGACGCCGAAATGGAAGGGCTGAAACAAGAGGTCTACATTGCCAGCGTCAAGGCCGCCAACGGCAGCTTTACCCGGCTGTGGTCTGATGGTGTGCAGAATATCGTGTTATGGCCCCAGGTGGCCACGACGCAGAACGTGGAAACCGAAGAAACCAGCAAGGGCCGCGCCCTGTTGTATATCCACCAGTGTGGCCGCGCCGCCCTGATGACCTTTGATCAAGCCACCAACGAGGCCCGGTTGAGCGCGGCGCCCAAGGGCGGCTTGCGGCCGACCAAGGCCGCCGAGGCATTCGCCCAAAGCTGGCTGTACAAGGTTAACGCCATGCAAGGCGGCGATGTGACCGCCAGCGATCTGATGGCGACCGACCTATGAGAAACAAAGACGAAATGAAGGCGGCCAAGAAGCTGTTGGCCCGCCCACCCGGCCCCTGGCAGAAGATCGACCTGACCACGGCCAGTACGGTGCCGACCGGCTGCACCCGGGCCTATAAAAACAACCGCTTTGTGGTCACGGTATATGACGACAGCCCCACCACCCACGGCCCAGCCATCCAGGTGTTGGTGCAGCGCCACGACGACCAGCCGATACCCGGCCATTGGCGCCAGCTGTTTGAGCTGAAAAACGAGCTGTTCGGCCCCGAGGCGCTGGCCATTGAGTACCACCCGCCCCTGTCCGAACTGACCGACCAGGCCAACATCTATTGGTTATGGATTTTCCCCGAGGGAGTGATCCCCAAGCGATTGATCAAAGGTGTGACCACATGAGTTTAAAAGCAGAACAGCTATCAATCTGGACGGTATACGAGCACCCCCAAGATCAGCCTGAAAAATTTGTCGCTCGCCGCTGGATTGCCACCCCCGAGCCTAAACCTACTGATGACGTTTTTTTTGCTGATGATCTCGAAGGACTTAGGCAGCAACTGCCCCCAGGATTGGCCCGGATAGCGCGTCAAGCAGGTGATGACCCGGTTATCGTGGAGTCGTGGATTTAACTTGAGGAAAGACGGGATATGAGCACAACAGATAGCCAACTGAGCGTTGAGATAAACGATAGCCAACTGGTCATTACCATTGGCAAAGAAACGCTGTTACATGCCGTTGAAACAGGTCGTTCCTATGGTCTCGGTGACATAACCATTACCGACAAGGATTTGTTCCTGGCTGAGCTGGTGCGCGAGCTGAAAGCCGAAAGTGAGGATGGCTCCACCCTGATACACGAAGCACTTGATCAGGCCGTGAGCAATGCCCTTGAAAACGGCGCCGAGGGTGTTGAATTCGATGACGAAGATTGAGGGAAAGACAACATGACCCGACCCAAACATATCGACCGACTCATGGAGCGGCTGGACCCGGTGGACGAGGCCAGTCTGGATTTTTACATGGCCGACCTGGAAGGGCAGATCAAACACCTGGCCCCCCGGCAAAGCCAGACCAGCGATGATCAGGGTGAAACCAGTATCAAGGTGGTTATTCACGACCACAAACAGACGGCGGCCGTCTGCGTGTACGCCGCCGGCGACTTTCTGATGGGGGCTAAAGGGGTCAAGACCACCACCCGCGACAACACTTATGAGGAAGTGCTGTATTATGCCGCGCTGGAAATCGAACGATTACAGCGCCAGCTGGACACCACCCAGGGCCGGGCAACCCCTGTTAGGACCGCCACCGACATTCGCCAGCTGGCGCTGAGCTGCGGCTTCAAACTGAAAGAGCAACCCAGCGGTATTATGGATCTGAACCCCTATGTATACGAGTTCGCCCAGGCGCTGCTGGCGCAACACAACGCTTCTGGCGTAATACAACGAGGAATTGATCATGGCCATTATTGATAGAGCCGTTTCCGGCCGGGTGGGCGTTGCCCGCCGTGATGCAAAAGATATGAGCAACTACCCCTTAACCATCGAGCAGGCCGCCCGTTACCTGGCGGTGCCGATATCGGCATTGAGATTATCGGTGCAGACAACCAAGGTACTGAACGGCAAGCCCGCCCCGATACCGCACCAGCACACCGGCCGCAACATCTGGTTTCTGCTGGAAGAACTGGATCGATACAAAGAATCCGCGCCGCTATGAGCAAAAAAACAGCAAAAAGGCACCTTTATAATCAAACAGTTATCCATTTGTAAATTCCAACCGTGAATTAGTTGCTTAGTTTCCGGCCTGGTTGTACTGTTCGTATACAGTAGCGGTTGCTCACTACTTACTTGCTTACACTGTCCATGCTATGCCGTTCAACCCACCTGCCCCGGTGGGTTTTTTTTTGGCCGGGGCAGCCTGCCCCACCCGCCGGAGGCATTTATGACCGAATTAGACCTGATGATGATCATGGCGTCCCTGGCCAGCAGCGCAATTCGGCTGGCAGTGATTATCCCCGTGATGTTTTTCGTGCTGCGCCGGCTGGATCGGCGTAACAACATGAATTTCAGCCGCTGGTGGAACCAGGAGGCCCATGCTGCCGACAAGTGCCGTTATCTGTGCTGGCGGCTGGCGGTGGTAGGGGCTGTGGTATGCGTTACCTTATCCTGAACCTGATCCTGCTGGCGCTGTTCGCGCTGGCGTTTCCGTGGGATCTGGCAGCCGCCCCGCGCTACCCGGACCGCTACGACTGGCAGATCAAGAAAGCGGCCCGGCACTGGCTGCCGATGATTGACTGGCGGCTGTACAAAGCCCAATTAATTCAGGAGTCGGCGCTGGACCCCCGGGCAGTCAGCCCGGCCGGTGCCCAGGGGCTGGCTCAGTTTATGCCGACCACCTGGCCCGAATGGGAGCGCCAACAGGGCCGCACCCTGGACCCGTTCGATCCGAGCGAGAGCATTACCGCCGGCGCCTGGTACATGATGCGAATGCGGTCTATCTGGACCAGCCGCCGCCCGGAGCGGGATCGCCACAACCTGGCGATGGCCAGTTACAACGCCGGTGCCGGCAACATCATCAAGGCCCAACGCCGATGTGGCGGTGCCTTGCTGTACGAGGGGATCATGGCTTGCTTGCCTTTGATTACCGGCCACCATGCCAAAGAAACTCAGGGGTATGCACCGCGCATTCGGCTGATCCATCAACGTTTGAGATAACGCCGTGAAACTGACCCACTACCTATTGCTGGCCCTGCTGCTATTGGTGGGCTGGCAACAATTTTTACTGGCACGGAAAGAAACCGCCTACATGGCCGCCGAGTATCAGCGGGCTACCGAGCTGGAGCGGCACAACATCGAGAGTCAGCAGCTCAACGAGTTATTAGCGTCAGAGCGAGTGGCCAACCATCAGTTAGCACGGACGCTACAGGATGAGCAACAAGCCCGACTTGATACTGCCCGCGCCCTGGAAACCCAGGTGCTGCAGGCGCAACAAATGCGGGCTGAACTGGAGGGATTGAAACATGCCGACGCAGACAGCAAGGCATGGGCTGATCAGCCTGTTCCTGCTGGGGTTAACCGCTTGCTCCAGCACCGCTACCGCGCCCGCCAGGGTGGAGATCAAGACCGTCTACCGGGCGATACTGCCCCCGGACAGCTACCAGCAGCCAGTGCCGATCCCCGCCCCGCCGGTCTACCCAACGAATGAACAACTCATAGCCTATATCGATCAGTTATGGGGAATTACCGGGGTCTGTAATGGCCGATTAAAAGGGATTGAGCGATGGAGCCAACAGTACAAAACCCCACCCTCAGAGCTGAAATAGAAGCCGGGGTTAGCCAGAGCCTGAGTCATTCTGTGTTGGTCAAGGCGATGATATTTTTGCTGGTCAGCCTGCAGGGCATGATGATCTGGCAGGCCCAGCGCCAGATCAATAAGCAGGATGAGCTGGTTATGCTGGCGCAAAAAAACCAGATTGAATCGGTGTCGATGGCCAAGGAGCTGGCCGGCACCCAACAACGCCTGACCGAAGCGGTTCAGCGGCTGGATGGGGCGGATACCGCCACCCTGCGCCGGCTGGAAGTGGTGGAGCAGGACGTTAAACAGCTGGATCGACGGGTCAGCAAGGTGGAGGTGTACCGATGAATTTGTTAGCCATACTGCAGAGCCAGCAAAACACCCTGGAAGACACGCTTAACGACCTGGCCGCCCGGGGCGCCGACGAGCTGGCGCTGGCGCAAGCCAAAACCAGCCTGACCGAAGCATTCAGCCATCTGGCTTATGCGGTGCGCCACATCGAGCCGCACTATCACGTCTATGAATGTGGCTGCGGTGAACGGTACAGCATCGAGCTGGACCCCTTTGATTGCCCCGCCTGCGAGGGACTGCAGGGGCCGGCCAAGGTGGTGTTGTGCCGCCATAAGAGCGCGTAACCATGAGTGGCCAGCAGCGGCTGGTGTTGTACGTCATGCAGAACAACCGCATGAACCAGGCCCAGGCCATTGAATGGCTGAACACCCACTGCCCGTACTGGAAAGACGGCGAACCACCCCGGGTGCGCGTGGTGGAAATCGACCCACCCGGCGACGACTGACCAGAGTGGGGCAGCCTGCCCCACTTATACGGAAAACCATATATGTGGGGCAGCCTGCCCCACCCCGACGAGAACCCCATGAACGACGATAACCAGCCCTTTTATAGCTGCTGTTGCGGCTACCAGTTTCCCGAGGAACTGGGTAAATACGGCTGCCCGAATTGCGAGGGCGAGAACGACGCCGAGCTGGTCGAGCCAGCGTGATTGGCTGGCCGCCTTTCCCGAGGGCGGCAATCCAATCATCTTGCATAAGGTGGGGCAGCCTGCCCCAGTCAAAACACCATGAATAAATACACCCCCGAATACACCCTGAGCGGGGCCATTGTCACCTGTCAGCTGGCGCTGGCGGTACTGGTGCTGCTGTTCGATTTTCAGACCGGCGCCATTTGTCTGGCTATTGGCTTGCTGGCCCTGGTTATTCACCTGCGGGCCAGCCCGTTTATCAAGGCCGAACTGGATCAAAGGAAGCCCGGCCGGCCTTACAGGAATGAATAGTCATGGCGACACAAAAAGAGCTGGCCGAGTGGATCGGCCTGACTGACCGCCAGGTACGCAATCTGCAGAGTCAGGGGTTTATCCACAAGGCCCGGGGCGCCGGTGGTATCGACCTGCAGCGAGCGGTGAAGGAATACATCAATTACATCAAGTCCGGGCTGGAGCAGACCCCGGACTTTGACCCGGACGAACCCAGCAGCGGCGGCGCCCGGGGCGAAGAAGCCAAACAGGACTTGCGGCGCAAGACCCTGAACGCCGATCTGATGGAAGAAAAGCTAAAGATCATGCGCGGTGAATACGCCCCCATCGCGGTGCTGAGTGACGCATTGAATAAGGTGCTGGGCAGCGTATCGGCCCGACTGAACAGCCTGCCCATGCAGGCGAAACTGGCCGACCCCAGCCTGAGCGGCCGTGCCATTGATACGTTAAAAACCACCATAGCCGAGTGTAAAAATGACTGCGCCCGCGCCTATCTTGATATACCCGACTACTCAGACGGCTTTGAAGAACTCGATTCGAGTGACCCTGAGCCAGCTGGAGAGCAAACCGCCGATGACGGCGGTGGAATGGGCCGATGAACATTTCTACCTAAGCCCCGAATCATCCTATGTCGAGGGGCACTGGACCACCCAGCCGGTCCAGATAGGCCCGCTGAATGCGATGGGTCACGACGACATAACCGAGGTTTACTGGCAGAAGTCGGCCCGAGTCGGTTATACCAAGTGCCTGCTGGCGGCCACCCTTTACCTGGTCGAACACAAGCGGCGCAACGGCGGCATCTACCGCGAGGACGACAGCGCGATAGAAAAATTCGTGCAGGTGGAGCTGGACCCGGCGCTACGGGATTGCAAGGTGATCCACCCCATTTTTCCCGACCTGGGCAAAAAGAGCAGCAACAACAAGGCCAACCTGAAAAACTTCATTGGTGCCAGTTTGCGCTGCCTGGGTGGCCAGTCTGCCGGCAACTACCGGGGCGACTCCCTGGATTTTGTTATCGGTGATGAAGCCGATGGTTTTGTCTGGAACGTACAGGGCAAGTCGTCGAAAGAGGGCGACCCGTTCAGCGTCATGTACAAGCGCACCAACGGTTCGGCCTTTCCCAAACGGATCGTGGGTTCGACCCCGACCCGCCACGGCCAGAGCCATATCGAACGCCTGAGCAAGCGGGCCGAGCTGCACCTGCATTTCTTCCTGCCCTGCCCCCACTGCGGTGGCGAGCAGGATCTGGAATGGACCGACAAGGCGGCCGACTGGGGCATTAAATGGACCGACAGCGATCCGACTACCGCCCACTACCAGTGCAAACACTGTGGCGACCATTTCCGTCATGAGGACTACCTGGATATGGCCCGCCAGGGCCGATGGGTGGACAAGGACGGCGGCGACTGGACCCGTGACGGCATCCACTACTTCACCGAGGACAACCAGCCCCGGCCGGTGCCGCGCCGGGTCGCGTTTTATATCTGGGCGGCCTACTCCCCGACCGACCCCTGGAACAATTTGGTCGAACGCTGGTACGACGCCAAGGATGACCCGCTGACCCGCCAGGGTTTTATCAATACCGATCTGGGCCGGGTGTACCGCGACGACGTTTCCAAGCCACTGAACTGGCGGCTGTTGTACGAGGTGCGCGAGTCCTACCCGGCCGAGGTGCCGATGGCCGGCCTCTACCTGACCAGCTTCACCGATGTGCAGGCCGACCGGCTGGAAACGACGGTGGCCGCCTGGGGGCTGGATGAAGAAATGTTTGTGCTGAGTCACCATGCCTTTGTGGGCGACCCGCGCCAGGATGCGGTATGGGATGAACTGGAAAAGCTACTCAAGCGGCAATTCAAACATGAGTCCGGCATCCTGCTGGAGATCAGCCGCTCCGGCGTCGATCTGGGCGGTCACTTCACCGACGAAGCCTATGAATTCTGTAAGCGGTTTTTCAATCACTGGGTTATTCCGTGCAAGGGCGCGAGTGAGTACAACCAGCCGATTGCCCGTTACCAGAAAGTCGCCAGCGGCAAACACCGCAACCAGTACATTTGCCTGACCGGCACCGACACCGCCAAGGACACCCTGTATACCCGCTACCAGATCGACCGGCACAACCCCAGCGCACCGAAGAAGGGGCTGATCCACCTGCCCCTGGCCGAGTGGTGCGATAAGGGCTGGTGCCAGCAGGCCACCAGCGAGATCAAGGTGTTCCAGAAAACCGGGCAGAAAACCATTACCCGGTACAAGAAGAAAAAGGACCACATGCCCAACGAGGCGCTGGATTGCCTGGTGGGCAACCTGGCGGTGCAGCGGGTCAGTCGCCAGTATTTTGGCCTCGATCTGGCCGAGCTGGCTACCAGCCTGCAGCGGCGCCAGATTAATGAAGCGGCGACCACAACAGCAGGCATCAAGAAACGCCCCGGCGGTAAACGCAAACGGGGCGGCACCATTACCGGAGGCGTCTGATGGCGACATACACAGAACAGGACTTGGCGGATATCCGCCTGGCCAAAAAGAGCCTGGCAGAAGGCCGCCGGGTGGGCGAGGCGATGCACCGCAACCGGCGCATTCGCTACAGCGAAGTATCGCTGACTGAATTGGACGCGCTGGAGCGATCCATTATGCGTGAGCTGCAGCCCAAGAAGGTGCGCTATTCACTGTTCCGAACCAACAAGGGCTATTAAAACATGGCGAAAATCAGCACCGTCGATAAGCCCCGGCTCAAGGTATCGGCCGGGGTAGACGTAAAAAAGGCGGTGACGGCCATGTTCGAGGGCGCCAGCACCGGTTATCGCATGGGCCAGAAGGGGCTGAAAGTCGGCACCATCAACGCCGACCTGCCCGGCGCCCTGCAGAAACTCAGGAAACGCGCCATCAACATGGTGCGCAACAACCCCTACGGCACCACGGCGGTTGAATCCTATGTGGCCAACATGGTTGGCAATGGCATGGTGGCCAAGTGGAGCAACACCCGGTTACAACAGCTGTGGGACACCTGGGTTAACCACTGTGATGCCGATGGCATCGACAACTTCTATGCCTTGCAGGCGCTGGCAACGCGCACCCAGTACATGATGGGGGAAGCCCTGACCCGCCGCCGCATTCGCCGCGACCCGCAACAGCCTGAACTGGTGCCGCTGCGGCTGCAGCTGTTCCACCCCGATCAGCTGGACGAAAACCACAACCAGCCGAATGACCGCATCTATCAGGGCATCCAGATGAACCGGGTGGGAGAACGCACCCACTATCACCTGTGGCCGAGCCTGGCCAACGAGCAGGCGGTATTTGCCCGCCGCCGGGTGCGGGTGCCGGCCCACGATATGATCCATTTGTACCGCCGGCTCGAACCGGGCCAGCTGCGCGGTATGCCCGAGTTAACGCCACTGCTGGCGCGGCTGTACGAGATAGACGAGCTGCAGGATGCCACCCTGGTGAAAGCCAAGACCGCCGCCCTGTTCGCCTGGATCGTGAAGCGCAACAGCAAGCAGCAGGAACTGCCCCAGGAACATAACACCCTGGGCGCCGCTACCGGCGAGGAAACCGAGGATGGCGTGGCCATTACCGAAGTTCGCCCCGGCGGTGTCCATTACCTGGAAGACGATGAAGAAGTGCAGTTTTCCGAGCCGTCCGGCATCGGGGAATACTATGTGCCCTATCTGAAATCGGAGCTGCGAGCCAGCGCCAAGGCCGCCGGCCTGACCTATGAAATGCTGAGCGGCGACCTGGAAGGCGTGAACTACAACAGCCTGCGGGCCAGCATGATCGAGTTTCGCCGCCGGATTGAAATGCTGCAGCGTCACCTGCTGATTGCCCGCTGGTGCCATCAGGTTGCCCGCTGGTTTATCGAAACGGCAGTCATGGCCGGCATGATTGATCTGCCCGGCTACTGGCAGCACCCCGACAAATACCTACCCATCTGGCGCACCCCGAAATGGGAATGGGTCGATCCGTTGAAAGACATTACCGCCGACATTCTGGAGGTTCGCGCCGGCTTCATGACCCGCGAGGACAAGATAGCCGAGCGTCAGGGCGAGCTGAAAGAGGTGGACCGCCAGCTGGCGAAAGAGCAGGCCAGCGATCTGGTGCTGGATACCAACCCCAGCCGCACCGACAAGGCCGGCGGCCTGCAGGAAATCATGCAACTGGCCGAGCAGGTGAACAAGGCCAGCGGCAACCAGGACGACCCGGACGACGAACCCAACCGCCAGCAAGACGAATCCAGCCAACCCGACACCCGAGGTGACGAATGAACTTAGCACAGAGATTTATGATGGCCTTTGGTGGGTCGCGCCTGCCACTGGGATTTGGGGGCCGCGCCCCCGCCGGCCTGCCGCGAGGCATTAACGCCCGCATTGGTGCCCCGGCCGTACCGACCGTGGCCCAGGCCATTACCAACGCCATGCCCTTTACCGCCAGTCACCCGCTGCGGCTACAGGCCAGTGCCGATGGCAGCGAAGCCGAATTGCTGATTTTCGATGTGATCGGTGAAGACTACTGGACCGGCGGCGGCGTCACCGCCCAGGCCGTGGTCAGCACCCTCAATGCCCTGGCCGGCGTGGATCTGAAAATCCGTATCAACAGTGTCGGCGGCGATGTGATGGACGGCACCGCCATCATCAACACCCTGACCGCTTACAAGGGAAAAACCACCGCCAGCATCGAGGGCTGGGCCTGTTCAATGGCCACCGGTATTGCCTGCGCCTGTGACCATGTGACCGCCGCCAGCAACGTGATGTGGATGATTCACCGCGCCAGCACCGTGGTGTGGGGCATGGCCCAGGACTTGCGCGACACCGCCGATATGATGGACAAGGTGGATAACGCCATTGTGGCTATCTACGCCAGCAAGACCGGCAAGAGCGCCGACGAGATTAACGGCCTGCTGAACGAGAAACGCGATACCTGGTTGTCGGCCGACGAAGCGAAAGAGTGGGGCTTTATCGACGAAGTGACCCCCGCCGGCCGCTTCACCGCCTGCCTGGATGAAAACAGCATCAAGGCGCTGACCGCCGGCGAAGGCGCCCAGCTGCTGCTGACCGCCACCCTGCCCACCCCATTGGTGGCCGTTCTGGGTGACAAGGAGCCGGCCGGCGTGGTGCGCGTCGATGGCGATACCGTGGCGATGAATAACGAGGCCGACGCCCCGGCTGCAGACACCCCCACCGAGCCGCCCGCCGCCGAGCTGCCAGAGGGCACCGAACTGGACCCGCCCGCTGGCGGCAATGGGGATGGTGCGGCCAGCGCCGCCGCCGACGCCGCCGACACCAGCGGCGCCACTGAACCCGAAGAAGAGGGTGATGTAGCCGGGCAGGGCGCTACCGCCAGCGTCGATCCGGTACTGGCCGAGCGCGAACGCGCCCGTATTATTCGTGCCGCCGCCAGCACCGCCGGCCTGCCGAAACTGGCCGACCGGCTGATAGAACAAGGCATTAGTGCCGAAGATGCCCAGCAGCAAATACTGGCCATTAAAGAGTCCCTGGACGACCAGGACGATCTGGAAAACACCCACCCATCCGGTCCCCAGGGTAAGGTAACTGACTGGTCAGCTGCCTATTCCCGCGCCGGGGCAAAACTCAAGTAACGACGAGGAAAACACACCATGAGCAAGACCTTTACTGATAAGCAGCGCACCGGCGAACACCTGGTATCCGAGGTGGATATCAACCTGAGCCGCAAGACTATCACCCTGCTGACCGGCCAGGTGTACAAGCCCGGCTCTGTGCTGGGCAAAGTCACCGCCAGTGACAAATACACGCTGCACGATCCCGCCGGTGTCGATGGCACCGAAACCGCCGTGGGCGTCCTGTACGCCGAAGTGGACGCCACCGCCGCCGACGCCCCCGGCGTGATGCACTATCAGCTGGCGGTGATCAAGCCAACCAAGCTCAACTGGCTGGCCGGCGTGACCGAGGGAGAAAAAACCACCGCCCTGGCGGCGCTGGCGGTTAACCACATTGCCGAAGCCAAGATGATCTAATCGCCCCTGGCGAACCAACACCCTTAATGCCCCGGAGGCAATTATGATCCTGAACATTTTTGATAACGACGCCTTTTCCCTGGCGTCCATGAGTGAAGCCATCCGCAAGGTGGAATATGTGCCCCGCACCCTGGGTAACATGAACCTGTTCACCCCCGAGCCGATCCGTACCCGCCAGGTGGGTATCGAGATGAAAGACAACGGCATCAATCTGATCCCCTTGTCCCGTGCCGGCGAGCCGCTGCATGAAAAGACCTTTGGCAAAGCCAAGATCGTGACCTTTGACACCTACCGTGTCGCTGAGTCCACCACCATTCGTGCCGACGAGCTGGCATTCCTGCGCCAGTTTGGCACCGACGATCAGATGATTGCGGCGGCTCAGGAAGAAATCGCGGCCCGCCAGGTTGGCCCCGGCGGTCTGATTGACGATATCGACCTGACCCTGGAGCACATGCGATTGGGCTGCCTGATGGGCCAGCTGATCGACCATGACGGCTCTGTGGTCGAAGATTTTTACAACGCATTCGGTATTGCCCTGCCGGCGGAAATCATGCTGGATCTGGCCAACACCGCCGAGGGCAATCTGCGCATGAAGATCGAGCAGAACATCATCCGCCCGATGCGCCGCAACGCCAAGGGTGCCCGATTCAGCCAGGTGCTGGCATTCTGTGGTGATGAAGCCTGGGACAAGCTGATGGCCAACCCCGAGGTGCGTCAGAGCTACGTGGTGCAACAGGCCGGCGAAGCCCTGCGAGCACCCACCCTGGATAGCACCCTGCAGTTTGCCGGTGTGACCTGGACCAACTATGTGGGCACCGACGACAACACCACGGTGGCGCTGGAAGCTGACGAGATCCGTTTCTTCCCGGGCGGTGCCGGCAACACGGTATTCCGTCACGTCATGAGTCCGGGTGAAACTTTTGCCGACCTGGGCAGCCGTGGCCAACCGCTGTACTCCCGCATGATCATCGACCGCGACCGCGACAGCTGGGTAAAACCGGAGGTGTTGACCTACCCGACCTTCCTGAACACCCGCCCGGAAATGATGCGCCGGGGCCGTTCCGGGGCTTAATCGGTGAGTGGGGCAGCCTGCCCCACTTATACGGAAAACCATATATGTGGGGCAGCCTGCCCCACCCCCTGATTATGCAAGTGGGGCAGCCTGCCCCACCCCTGATCCCGAAAGGAACAAGCAGATGGCAAACGAAGATCTGAAAGCCAAACTGGCCGCTTTTGGCGTCACCGACGAAGCCGTTAAAGGCAAGCCCCGCGCCGAGCTGCAGGCCATGCTGGACGAGCAGCACCTGTTGCATGGCGAGACAGACGAACACGACGACGAGCCGAATGAACAGGACCACCAGGATACCGACCATGACGAGCTGGCCAGTATTGCCGAAGCCCTGACCCGCAACCAGATTGCGGCCGTGGCCAAGATCGGTTTTCGCGGTGCCGTTAAAGGCGTGTGTCGCATTGAGGGCGGCCCCTGGCTGAAAACCGGCGATATCATCCACACCAAGCCGGGCGATGCCCTGGCGCTGGACCCGGAAACCTTTCACTGGCTCAAAGCCCAGGAACTGGTGAAGTAAACCATGAGCGCCTTTGACGATATGATGAACACGGTGGATCAGCAGCTGCTGGCCACCTTTGGTGATGTGTGCCAGCTGACCCTGGCCGACACCACCCTGATCGCCAACATCATGGCGGCGGTGGATAACGACCTGCACGTTGCCGATGAGGGCGGCGGCTTTACCAACCGTTACAGCAACCGCTCTGACAATCATATCGCCAACCGTTTCCTGGTCGATTTTCTGTTGTCCGATGTGGTGGGCCTGAACCTGTGGAATGCGGTTCTGACCCTGCCGGACGGCACCCAGTATGAAATCCATGAACCGGTGGATGAAGACAAGGGGATGATTACCTATGGGGCGGCAAAACGCTGATTTTGGTATTACCGATGACGAGCTTAAAGCCCTGGCTGAACAGCTCGAAAAAACCGAGAAACAAGTCAAGCGGGCCATCATCGAAACGGTCAACGACACCGCCGATGAGGTACAGGTGACGGCGGCGCGGGAAATCGCCCGTCGCGTCAACCTGAAACCGCCTTATATCGCCAAACACCTGAAAGTCAGCCAGCGAGCCATCGGCAGCCGATCCGAGGCCATCATCAGCGCCACCAAACGTGGTGTGCTGCTGAGCCGTTTTGACGCCAATCAGGAGTACCGCAACAGCCGCGACAACCGGGGTCGTTCCGGCTCCCGGGTGCGGGGCGGGGTCAGTGTGCGGGTGTCGGCCACCGGCGGGCGCCACACCATGGAAAGCGGTTTTCTGATCAAGTTGCGGGGGTCCGGCGCTATGGGGCTGGCGGTACGCCCGAAAGACAAGAGCAAGCTGAACAAGAAGGAATGGCGCGAGGTGGGCAAGCGCGGCTACCTGGTGCTGCACGGCCCCAGCGTCGATCAGCTGTTTCGCAGTCAGATCGACAAGGACGGACTGGAGCCGACCCTGGACGAAATGGCCGCCCGGCTACTGGAGAAACTTTATAATGTCTAAATTCACCATCGATCAGCAAGAGCTGGACGGTTTGAAAATCGTCAAGGTGATGAAGGAATTAAGGCGCCGGCTGGAAGTGCCGTTTCCCGGCCTGGTGGAAATGGGCTGGATACACCTGTACCTGGAACACAGACCCGACAACCAATGGCCACTGGTGACAATCGAGAGTTATACCGACGATAACGCCATGCAGGCCAGCGGCAACGGCAAGCACTCCGATGAAATCCGGGTGCGGCTGACCGTTAAAATGAGCAGCAATGACCCCATCGACCCGGATAGTCAGCTGCGTTATCTGCTGTTCAAAACCCGCCAGGCGCTGTTTGCCCAGCCCGGCCCCCGGAGCGAGTATTACCGGCACCTGCTGACCCCGACCGGGGAGCGGCTGCTGACCAGCCCGATGGGCGAGAAACAGCCGGCGCAATTCACCCTGCCTGAACCGGGCCTGCCTTATGCCAGTGTGCATCTGTCCCTGGATCTGGATTTTGTTGAGCATTACCACGAATAACCCCTATTGAGGGCCACCCGGCCCTTTAGCCTTGCCCGCCACCGTGCGGGTTTTTTTTTGACCAAGGAGCATTTATGCCACTGTCAGCCTACAAAGAAGAATCCTTTCTGGGTTCTGGAAAGTTTTACCTGAACGGTCGCCGGGTGGGCAACGTCAGCGCCGCCCGTCTGGCCTATGAGGTCGATTCCAAGTCACTGCGTAATGCCCAGGGCGGCGGCGGTAATATCGCCGCCGCCGAACGTATTTCCAGTGTTCGCCTGGAAATGACCGTGACTAACTTTATTCCCGAAAACATGGCCATTGCCCTGCAGGCAACCATCGGTAGCCAGGCGGCCGCCACCGTCACCGATGAAGTCGTCACCGTGCTGGTGAACGGCATCAGCGCCACCGAGTTTATGCTGGACCCGGCCGAAACCGTGACTGTGAAAGACGAGCTGGATGCGGCCGTACCCGAGTTCGACACCAACGGGGATCGCAACTGGGAGATCTCTGTGGGCGGTGTTCAATTCAAGGCCGGCCTGGATGTGACCGACGGCCAGAGCTACAAGGTCAGCTACAGCAAGCACCCGGCTACCCTGCTGGAAGCGGCGATGGCGACCGGCCAGCAATTCGAGGTGCTGATGGAAGGCATCAACGACGACAACGGCAATGAAAACGTGCTGCGCTGCTGGAAGTGGAAGCCGTCACCGACCGATGGTTTCGACCTGATCAGTGAAGATTACGGGACGTTCGATCTGAATGGTGAGCTGTTGGCCGACACCACCAAACCGGCCGGCAAGTCCCGCTTCTTTACCAAGGCAGTGGGCACCAAGGCGTAAGGGCAATTGACGTTGTTTGACGGGGGCCGAGTGCCCCCTTTTTTTATCCGGGGATTTAAGCATGTCGATTAAAGATAAGGTGGTGAACCTGGTGATTCGGGGCCGGGATCTACTCAGTGCCCCGATGAAGGAGAGCGCCGACGCCACCAAAGCGGCGGCCAAGGAAATAGATGAAATTAACGGCAGCCTTAAATCCCTGAAAGAGCAGGCGGGCCAGGTAGCCAAAGCCCGGGCGCTGGAAATCTTTGGCGACGGCCTGAAAGAAAAACTGGATGCCGCCCAGGTGGCACTGGAAGAAACCCAGAAGGAAATGGCGGCCACGGCCCAGCCATCGGAGGAACTGCAGGCGGCATTCAAGGGCGCCACCGAGGCCGCCAACAAGCTGCAGTCTGAACACAAGCGCGTTAACACCGAGCTGAACCGGATCAACCGCACCCTGACAGCGGCCGGTGTGGATATGGGCAAGCTGGCCGAGGAAGAAAACCGGCTGGCGGGGCGCACCAAAGCCCTGACCGTTGAACTCAAGACGCTGGAGCAGGCGCAAGAATCCGCGCTGAAAACCGGCGAGCTGCAGGCGCGAACCAAAATTGCCCAGGAGGAATACCAGAAAACCACCGAGCGGGTCAAAACCCTGGCGGCCGCCTTTGACGCCAGCAAGGTAAAAACCAAAGCCGCCCGTACCGAATTGTCCCTGGCCCAGTCGGAGGCCAACCGCGCCAGCACCGCCTATCAGAAGGTTAACCGTGAGCTGAAAAGTCACGAAGAGATCCTGAAAGGGGCGGGGGTCGAAGCCAAAAACATGGGCACTGCCGAGCAGGAGCTGGGCAAGCGATTGGTCGGTGTGCGCCAGGAGCTGGCCGAGCTGGGCCGCCAGCAGAAGGAAGTCAGCCGCGCCAGCGATCTGACCCCTTACCTGGAAGATTTAAGCCACGGCCTGAAAGAAAGCGAAGCGCACCTGTCCGAGTTGAACCGCGAGCTGAAAGCGGTCCAGACCCCGAGCAAGAAGCTGAACGACGAGCTGGGCAAAGCCGCCCAGGCCGCCGGCCGTGCCCAGATAGCTTATGAGCGCAACAAGGCCGCGCTGACCCAGCTCAGGGAGCAAATGAGCGGCGCCGGCCTGAATACCGCCGATCTGGTGCAGCAGCAAAAAGAGCTGGCCGAAAAACTGGTGTCGTCCGGCCAGGCGCTGGCCGAGAAGAAGCGCGAGCTGAAAGGCATGGGGCGGGAAACCGTCGAAACCACCAGCAAGGTGGGCGACTTCAACCGTGCCGTGACCGAAACCACCAAGCGACTGCTGGGCTGGGCCGCCGCCTATGTCGGCCTGCAGAAAATCCAGCAGGGGCTGATGGGGATCATCAACACCGGCGGCCAATTTGAAACCCTGCGCGAGCAGCTGATCGGTGTGTACGGTGATGTGGCCCAGGGTGAGCAGGCATTTGAATGGGCGGTCAAGCTCAACGAGCGGTTGCCTACCAGCCTGCAGGACGTTTTGCAGGCATTCGTCATGCTGCGCAACAACGGCATGGAGCCGATGGATGGCACCCTGGAGTCGCTGATCAACGCCAACGCCCGTTACGGCAAAGGCGCGGAAACGCTGATCCCCATCATTCGCCAGCTGACCCAATCCTGGGGTAAAAACAGACTCCAGGCCGAAGAAGCCTATGTGCTTATCGAAAACGGCCTGCCGGTGTGGAACCTGTTGGCCGAGGCCACCGGGCGCAACGTGGCCGAGCTGCAAAAAATGTCCGAGCAGGGCCGACTGACCCGAAGCTACCTGCAGGACTTGATCGATACGATGGGCAAGGCGGGTGCGGGCGTGGTCGAACGCCGGATGCACACCTGGCAAGTCATGATGACCAAGTTCCGTGACCGCATTCAACAGGTGCAGGATCAGATCGCCCAGTCCGGTGCGCTCGATTATTTCAAAGATCAGCTGGACGCTGTGCTGAAATCGATCAGTGCTATGGCCGAAGACGGCCGCCTGGCCAAGTTCACCAAGGAATTCAGCGATGGCATGGTCAAGGCCGCGAAAGCGACCAAAGCGTTTCTGAGCTGGATATGGGAGAGCCGCGAGGGACTGGTGGATTTGGCCAAGATTGCCGTGGCCGCCAAGCTGGCGCCCATCTTCCTGGGCTGGTTCAGGGCCGCCGATAAGCTGGGCAATGTGGTGTTAAGCCTGGTGGGCAGCCTGGGTAAAGTCGGTCCGGCGAGCAAAGCGGGCATGGCCACGGCGACGGCGGCCATGGTGCCGGTGGCCAGTGGTCTGACCAATTTAATCCGCCTGACCAATATCTGGCTGGCCCGGCTGGCGCTGACCCCGGTAGGGGCTGTGCTGGCCGTGGGTGCCGCCCTGGTCTATGCCACCAAAAAACTGGGTGAATGGAGCGGCGAGCAGATCCGCGCCACCGGCCAGAACAAGGCATGGCTGAAAACCCAGGAAGAACATAAAAAGCAGCTGGCCGAGTTATCCGACCAGCTGGGGATCACCATCGACAGCTGGGACCATTACCGGCAGCTGATGGATAGCGGCAAGATCAAATACGACGATATGAATGATGAAATGGTGCGGGCCGAGGAACTGCTACGCCGCCAGCGCCTGGCCACCGGCGAGCTGGGGCACGAACTGCAAAGCTCCCTGCTGCCCACCCTGGACCGTCTGGGGGAAATGGACGGTATCGCCAAAGGGGTAGACGAATTCGTAAAGGCCGCCGGCATGGGGCCGACCATTTTCGATCAGCTGAACCTGGCCACCGGGATCACCGTCAAGCAGCTGAAAGAAATGGCCAAGGAAGGACAACTGACCCCGGAATTCATCAGGCAGACCGCCGCCGCCGTTCAGCAAATGCTCAGTATCGCGCCGGATATCGGCACCGTGCTAACCCCGGAAATCCAGAAGATGGTGGAGGTGCTGGAGCGAGCCAAACAGGAAGGCCAGGGCGCCGGCCATGCCATCGGCAACCTGCTGAAAGAGTTTGATCCGGGTGACAGCGGCAGCACCGAAAAGGTAGAGCAGCTTTCGCTGGCGCTCAAGGCGGCCCGCGATCAGGCCATCTACACCCGCGACGAGCTGAAAACCGGTCTGCGCGAACAACTGAAAGGGATGGCCGGCTCTGATCTGCGCAACTTCCAGGTGAATTGGACCGCGCTCTATGGCCACATAGCCGAAGAAGCCCCTTTGCTGGCCGACACCATGAACGCCAGCCTGGGGGCGGCATTCGACAAGCTGGGCACCAGCCTGGAAGAAGTGCGCGGCGGCGTCACCCTCACCGGCGAAGATATGGTGCAGACCTTCATGGCGGTGTCGGAAAACGCCAACGCCACCAGCGCCGAGGTGTTCAAGGCATTTGACCATGCCCTGCTGATGGCCAAGACCAAGGGCGATGTAGACGCCCTTACCCTGTCCATGCAAGCCTGGGCACACGCCAACGGCGTGGCCGGTGACGAGGTGGAAAAGCACCTGAAAAAAGCCGACGCCCACCTGACCAAGCTGAACGATGCCTACCGCGAACTGGGCATTGTCAGCGCCAAGGTGCTGCAGCAAACGGCGGTGGACGCCAGGGCCGCCTTTGTGGAACTGGAGAAGCAGGGCGCCCCGCTGCACGATATGAAGCAGGCGTTTTTTGCTTATGCCGAGGCCGAGCTGGCAGCTGCCAAAGCCGGTGATCGCCAGGTGAGCGCCCACCTGAAAAGCAAGGCCGCCGCCCTGGGGCTGACCGCCGAGCTGGACAAGCTGATCGCCAAGCAGAACGAACTGAAAGCCGCCACCGACAACACCACCGCCAGCACCAATAGACAGGCCGATGCTCTGAATGCCGCCGGCGATGCCACCGACAATAAAGACGCCAAACAAAGCCGATCTATCCGGGTGACAGAGGGGTTCGCCAGTGCCAGCGATGCCGCCAGTATGAGCGTGTCCGAGCTGACCGATAAGCTGGCGGAAAACGCCAATATGCAGGTTCGGGTCAACGCCATGACCGGCCAGTACGCCTATCTGGTTCGGGACAACATGATGGTAGGACTCAAGGCGGCGGAGCAAAACATGCAGCAGACGCTGCGGGCCAAGCAGCTGATGGAGGAAATGAACGCCACCGCCGCCCCCAGCCAGGCATTGATTGCGTCAGCCGAAGCGGCTGCCCAGAGCATGGACCGGCTGGATAAATCCACCCTGTCCAGTCTGAATAGCGCCATCGACGGCGCCAAGGGAAAACTGCAAAGCCTGGAAGACACCGCTCAATCGACCCTGCGGAGTCTGCAGGACGAGCTGGATCAGATGTACGGCAAAACCGACGAAGTGGAGCGCCGGCGCTACGAAACCCAGATGGCCCAACTCAAGGGCCAGCTGGCCGATGCCGAGGCCGCCGGTAACGCCGAAGCCAGCGCCCAGCTGAGAGAGTCCATTGCCTTGGCCCAGACGCTGCACAAGGAGAAGATGGGGAACATCAACAAGGAGAAAGCCGAGAAAGCTAAACAGGAGAAGGAGGCCCGCGACAAGGAACGCCAGGCCGCCGCCGGTGCCCGCCCGGGGCAGAGCGAGCAGGTAACAACCCTGCGCCTGGAAGCCCCGGACGGCAGCCAGAGCGAACTGAAAGGCAGCCCCAACGACGTTAATAACACCCTGGCGGCGCTGAAACAGGCCGGTCTGGTAGTCAGTCGATTCTAAGGAACCCCCCATGCCCAATATCACCCTGGATGCGCTGGCGCTACCTGACGGCCTGCGCTGGCCCGAGCGTTATGATTTTTCGGTCAACAAGCAGAGTCTGCAGCGGAGCCTGACCGGCGCCCTGATCATTCACCAGTCGGCGGTCCAGGCGGGCCGCCCGATAGTGCTGACCGGCGGCGACCGGCATTGCTGGCTGACCCGTGCCGATATCGACGCCATCAAGGCACTGGTCGAGGCCGGCGCCAGCATGACCCTGAACTACTACGGCGACAGCCACACGGTCAGTTTCGACTACAGCGGCGATGCACCGATGGAAGCCCGGCCGCTGTGGTCCGACGAAACCGCCCATGAAACCGATTCCGACTGGGTGATTGACGCCCTGCGCTTTATCACCATTTAACCAGAGGCCCACCAATGGCAATACTACGCGACGATATCAAGCTGCTGGCGTCAGAGCGCATGATCGACACCGACGACGGCGGCGGCCGGATCACCGGTAACGAAATTGTGACCGGACAGCATAATTCGATGTTTCCCGACATATCGGATCTGGATCGCGCCTATGGCGTGGTCGATATGCGAAAGGTGTTTCTGGGCGTCGAAACCGACAACACCGACACCTACTATGGTGCCCATGTGACCGTGCTGACCCCGCCGGCCGATCCCAATGTGTCGGTGACGCTGTTTTCCACCAATGACCACAACGACGAGCGGGCCAACGCCCGCGACCGGATCGAGCGTTACCTGGCCCGTGGTCCCAAGTGGCAGGGTTATCTGTACGAAACCCAGCTGGAAGGGCAGCGGGCGCTGCTGGTGTTTCAGCGTGAGTCGATCCGGTTGCCGGAGGTGGGCGAGGTACTGACCCTGGTGGCCGACGAGGGCCAGCAAACCGAGGTCGAACAGTATGTGCGGGTGAAGCGGGTAACGTCGGAAATCCGCACCTTTCTGGTGCAGAATTACAGCCAGGAGTTCACCCGCCGGGTGCTGACCATCGAGATCACCGATCCGCTGCGCCATACCTTTTACGGCATTACCCCGACGCCGTATGACAACGTGACCAGCCCTACCAACCTGCGGGAAACCACGGTAGCCGATGCGGCGAAATACTACGCTACCAGCCCACTGGTCGAAGCGGCCGCTTTCGGCGCCATGCAGGTAAAGGCCGAGAGCATTTACACCCAGATAGTCCCCAGTGCCCGGAGCGAAACCCCGGCGGTGGATTTGACCGCTGCCGGCGAGCTGGCGGCGCTGGTGAAGTCGGGCACCAACCCGGTCAGTTTCAGCACGGTGGCATTGGTGGCGCCGGCAAAAACCCTGTTCCTGGGCACCGGTGCCAAGCACGGCTCTGTCAGTGTGACCATAGGGGCGGCGGTGATCACCGATGTGGGCGGCGAGCTGACGGTGGGCGGCACCATCATCGGCAGTATCGACCATGCCCGTGGCCTGCTGGAGTTCAACAGCCAGTGCCCCAACTACGGCACCGCCAGTAAAACCGTGTCATTCGAGCCGGCGACCGCCCCGATCCGGGTGGCCGACACCAGCTCGATTCAGGTGAAGGCCAACACCCGTGGCTATGCCTACACCATTACCCTGCGCCCGATACCGGCCCCCGGCAGCCTGCAGATCAGCTACATGGCCCAGGGCAAGTGGTACGATCTGCGCGACAACGGCAAGGGCGAATGCACCGGCGCCGATGCCAGCTATGGCTCCGGCCAGCTCAGTTACACCACCGGCTCCCTGGTGCTGACCCTGGGCGCCCTGCCCGATGTAGACAGCGAAATCATGTTTGCCTGGTCAACCCAGTTGAACTATTTCAACCGCTCCAGCCTGGCACCCGATCCGGTGCATATCACGCTGCAGGCCGCCAATGGTGGCCTGGCGCCCAACACCGTGATGGTGAGCTGGAACGACGGCGCGGAAAAGGCAGTGACGGACAACGGCGCCGGCGCCCTGACCGGTGACGGCGTGGGTACGGTCAACTACGCCACCGGCGCGGTGGAGCTGTTACCCAACAGCCTGCCGCTGGGCGGCTCTGACTTCACCCTGGATTATGATTTTGGCCCGCCGCTGCAGCAGCAATTCGATATGCCGGTACGCAACCAGGACGGCACCATTACCCTGGCGCTGGCCAATGGCGACCTGACCCCCAATGCGGTGCGACTGCGCTTCAATGCGTTTTACGAAGATGTGGCCGATGACGTGCTGGAAATCCAGACTACCGACCCCATCATCCAGCTGCAGGACGACGGCGCCGGTCTGCTGTTCGACACCGAGGGCAACCAGAAGGGCACGGTCGATTATGTTAACGGCACCCTGACTTTTACCCCTGACGGCACCGGCGCCGTGCCGAAAACCCGCTACGAGTGGGTCACAATCGGCAGCTACACCAACAGCCAGGGGCAAACGGTACTACGCCGCCGCTGGGCGCTGATGGAGATCTACTACGTCACCGCCGCCTACTTGTTTCCGATAGATGAAAGTGGCTGGGTCATAGTGCAGTACCGCACCGGCACCGGGGGAACGTCGGTGAGCGAGCCGACCGCCATCAACCAGCTGGTGATGGACATTACCCCGCGCTACGGCGAGATCATCAGCGAGGGATCGGTACGCTTCACCCACGGCGGCCGGACCATCATCGACCGGCTGGGCTACCTGTACGCCAACGTCGATCCGGCCACCGGCGCCGGGCTGCAGGTGGGCACCGTCGATTATGCCAACGGCACCGTGACCCTGACCGACTGGACCCCCGGCCAGGCCAATACTGTGGTGCTGCAGTCGCTGCTGACCAGCGTGGGCGGCCAGGCGGTGGACGAGGTGACATTCAGGACGCCCGGCGCCCCGCTGCGCCCCGGCAGCCTGTACATCAGCGCCAACACCAGTGACGGCACCCTGATCGACACCACCGCCAACAACGACGGCACCATCAACACCAGCAATATGCAGGGCGAGGTTAATTACCAGACCGGCATAGTACGGGTGCGGTTCGGGCAGACGGTGGTGGCCGCCGGTAACGAGGCAGAACCCTGGTTTGACGCCGGCGAGGTGGACGGCGACGGCAACATTTGGCGGCCGCTCAATGTGTTTGCCGACACCATCAGGTTTAACTGTGTGGTCTATTCCTATCTGCCGCTGGATGCGGATCTGATTGGCCTGGACCCGGTGCGTCTGCCCAGTGACGGCCGGGTAGTGGTGTTCCGCCCCGGTGATATTGCGGTGATCCACTCTACCGAGAAAAGCGCCTTTCCCAACGGCGTCACCGCCGGGCAGACGCTCGATGTGGGCCGCACCCGGCTGGCGCGGTGCTACCTGGAAGACAGCGACGGCGCCCTGATACCGGAAACCGAATACAGCGTGGATCTGGATGCGGGCATTATCACCCTGGCCACCCCGCTGAATATCGGCGGCTTTACCCAGCCGCTGATCGCGGTGCATCGAGTCGAGGATATGAGCCTGGTCACGGATGCGGAGATATCCGGCCGCCTGACCCTGGCCCGGCCGCTCAGTCACAATTACGACCCGGGCAGCACCCAGGTATCGAGCGCCCTGATCATCAGCGATGTGTGGTCACGGGTGAAAAACGTATTCGATCAGGCCACCTGGACCAGCGTATTTTCCGACACCCGTATTGGCAGCGAAACGGCGGCGCAATTCAACGCCACCGACTACCCGCTGATCGTCACCAACCGAGGGGCGATAGAACAACGCTGGGCCGTGGTGTTCACATCGGCCAACAACTTCAAGGTGATCGGTGAGCATGTGGGCCAGATTGCCACCGGCGACACCAGCACCGAATGTGCGCCATTGAACCCCAACACCGGAGTGCCTTATTTCCGGCTCAACCCGCTGGGCTGGGGCAGCGGCTGGGCCACCAACAACGTGCTGCGCTTTAACACCCAGGGCGCCAACTATCCGGTGTGGGTGATCAGGACCATTTTGCAGTCGGTCGCGGCGCTGGATGAAGATCAATTCGAGCTGCACTTGCGCGGCAACGTCAACGTATAAGAGGGAAATACTATGTCAGCACGTTATCCGGTTAAGTGGTACACCGAAGCCATGCAGGGGGCACCGACCCCCACCGACAGTCAGCACGGCCAGCTCACCAATCTATTGAAAAAGGTGCTGATCACGGGCTTTGGCCTGTTGGCAGTGGATTCCCTCACCTACGACAGCGGCACCGGCGAAGTGACCGGCACCATCAGCGCCGGGCACAGCTACCTGAAAGACTCGATTATTCTGATCGAGGGCGCCGACCAGACCGAATACAACGGCGAGCAGCGCGTCACCTGGACCAGCGCCACCCAGTTTCGTTATGTGCCGGCGGTGGTGCCAGCTCAAACGGCGGCCACCGGCACCCTGAGCGCCAAGGTGGCCCCCATTGGCTGGGAGGTGTTATTCGAGGATGAAACCGGGGAGGTGATGATCCTTGGCTCTACCGACCCGGACGCTTCCAACATCAAGATGCGGATCGATAACACGGCGTTTTCCGGCTGGCATGACGGCACCACCCAAAAGCGGTTGGCGGCGGTGGCGATGGTCGAGGAAGTGGTCAGCCTGACCGAATACACAGAGGTGTATGAATACTACTGGCCAGCGACCCAGAACTACGGCAGCAAGCACTGGGAGCTGATCGGGGATAGCAGGATCTTTTATTACTTTACCCGTTACGGCCTAAAAAACCGCCTATCTGGCTATGTATTTGGCGACATAAACAGCGTTAGGCCCGGCGACCAGTACGGTTGCGTGATGAATCGGTATATTACCAATTCTACCGATTCGTCATACGAGTGGGATAACACCAGCACAGAATATATCACCACCAGCTTGCTGGCCCACGGCACCACCGGAGAGCGCATTCTGGCCCGGCCCCATCATCAGCTTTTTGGCACCACCGGCTGGTATACATCTGGGCTGTACAGTCGCTTTGGCACCGGGATACCGCTGCCGAATGCGGCGGATAACGGCTACTACCTTGGGATCGACCCGGTGCCGGTGCAAGAATCGGATGCCACCCTGCGCGGCTACCTGCCGGGGCTGATCACCCCCTACGCCAGCCATAGCAGCCATTGGCGGCAGAATTATCATGGCTTCCCGAACCTGCCCAATACGCTGGTGCGCTTTGTGCCGGGCACCTACACCACTGATGGGAACTACGGCGAAACCATGGTGGGCTTTGATCTGACCGGGCCATGGAGGTAACAGATGGCTAAGGTATACAACTGGGATAACCCCGCCGAGCTGGACGACTGGGATGTTGTTATCAGCAACGGTAGCGGCACGGCGGTCGTTACAGGTGGGGAGCTGGTGCTGACGCCCCAGCAAAACACCATCAACGGCGTGAATATCCTTAGCAAGAAGGATGGCTATGCCGAGCTGGAAGTTGAGTTTTATCTGACCAATGGTTCTGAGCTGCGGTACTTTGATATAGGTATTGGTAATGGCGCGATACTAGATGATAAAAGGACTAATGGTAGCGACGTATGGCACCAGTTTATTGATAACGGCTGGACATTCACCACTCAAACGATGGGGAGCGGGACCGGCGCGTACCTTAGTAAAATAGTAAATGGTGTTCGTGAGGGGGACGACGCCAAAGCCTCCCTTGATTTTCCGTCGGCAATGGGCACCGCTTATTTCAAGATTAAACTGACCCTGAGTGACGACGGGGCGCGACTGTATTACAACGACAGTCTGATCCACTTTGAGGCCGACACCGAATTTACCAGTGGCAAGCTGTTTATTCATCAAGGGGAGTATTCCACTGGCGCGGGTGCTATAGCCCACCTAGACAAAGTAACAGGCACCTTGAAAGCTACCGTGCTGGACGCGCACCACCCCGATCTGGTCGCCATGTACACCATGGATGCAATTAATGGCACTACGTTAGTAGACGAAACCGGCAACTACCCGGGCACCATTACCGGCGCGACTCAGGTAACGGGCATCAAGGGTAAGGCGCTGAGTTTTGATGGGAGTAGCACCAATGTTGTTGTGGTCAACAACCCCGAGCTTAATGACCTATCCAGTCTGGCAATTTCGGTTTGGATTAAACCCCTTTCTCTGCCGGGGGTGTGGGCCGGTATTGCGAGCAATTTCCGCAACAACACCGATGTGGGTATTGGCTATCATGTTAGCCTGAATTCTAACAATGAGATCGCCTATCAAATAAACACTACGGGAGTTAGCTCAAAGCTAAGCAACGTAACCCTGCCCCCCGCCCAATTAGACAAGTACACGCACATTGTCTTGAACTGGGATGGGTCCACTGCTGTGCTTTATATTGACGGTGTAAAGCTGGTTGGAAGTGCGGATAGTTGCACGGGAGTGACCGCTGTAAACGCCCGAGGTCTGCGTATTGGTAGCAGCAATAATGTAACGGCGAATGAATTTTTTCATGGAGACATAGATCAACTCCGCATCTTCAACCGTGCCCTGACCGCCGACGAGATAGCCACTCTGTACGCCGAGCCGATAACGTCACCGACTCACCCCAACCTGGTGGCCATGTACACCATGGACAACATCAGCGGCAGCGTGTTAACGGATGAAACCGGCAATCATAACGGCACCATTACCGGCGCGGTGCAGGTAGCCGGACACTTGGGTAAGGCGCTGAGTTTTGACGGCGTGGATGATCATGTGTCAATTAGCCCAAGGCTACCTGTGGGGACGCAGTTTGCGGTTTCGATTTGGGCCAACCTAGCCGATCCCAGTCGAACAGACGGGGATTGGATCATTAATAGCCGGTCCGACACATCAGCAGGCACCGACTGGCAGCTTATTACTTATCAGGGCAGTCTCATTTTTCAGTTATGGGACACAGTAGGGAATGACTTTTCTGCCTCTGTTGCGGTTCCCGCTAACAATGAGACTTCCTTTATTGTGGGGGTGAAAACCGCCACCACCGTGGATCTTTATGTTAGTGGTGAACTTGTTGCCAGCGCCCCTATGACCACCACCCCAAGAACAGGCTCCAGCCATACCCGGATAGGCCAGCGAGGGTGGAATGATCCGGGGACGACCGGGGATGCCGGGCGGATGAGCGGCTGGATCGACCAGCTTCGCATCTTCAACCGTGCCCTGACCCCCGCCGAAATCACCGCCCTGTACCTTGAGCAACTGGGCGACTTTACCGGTGATTTTACCGTGCTGTCCGAGAGTGATTTTCTGGCGCTGGGCTGGGATATTCAGACCCCCGGCGCATCCAGCTTTACCTTTACCGAGGGGCAGGGGGTAGTGTCTGACGGCACCGGGCCTGTGTACGTCAAAACCTACGGCGCACGGGTGGGGGAAACCGTGGTGGTCACGGATACCGGCGACACCAGCAAGGAGCATTTGCGGATCACCTTGTATGCGGATCACCTTGACTGGTCTACCCCGACTGATTCCGGCACCGAAACCGTGACCGTGCCGTTTGCGGTGATTTATACCACCCCCAACGGCGAGATCATGGTGGGCTATGACGAAACCCCACTGGTGTGGAGTCGGCACTTCCCGTTCGATAACGAGGCATCAACGGCGTATCTGGAGCTGCCCAGCGGCCAGACGGCGGCCAGTATCCTGATGGGTGAAGCAGTCGCCTATGACGAATACCTGTGGGCCTACACCGACACCAACACTCACTTTAACCGGCTGATCAAGTACAGCGACAATCCCGGCACCGGCATTGTGGGCTGGGATGATCCGGTAGAGGTGTTCTGGCGGGGCCGTGGGCCGTTCAACTTTATCAAGACCCATAGCACACTGGCACCCATCAACCGCAACGGGCCTTTCACCCCCGGCCGCAACCCGTCGCTGGGCAAGATTGACGCCCTGGTAACGCTGCAGGGTAGCCCGGTGGCCAAGCCGGTGTTTATTCTCAACCAGGCCGGGGTCTTGATCGCCAAAACCACCAGCGACCAGGCCGGCCGCTATGTGGTAGAGGGGCTGGAGAAAAACGAGCGGTACATAGTGTTTGCCCTGGACACCCCGGATCGGGAATTCAACGGCGCCATTTCTGACTTTGTGCAACCGGAGTGATAACCGATGATCAATTATTCCACCCTGGTTCGCACCAGTCGCGCCCAGGCCATTGCCGATGCCATTGACGGTGGCACCGGCCCCAACGCCACCCTGACCATTTACACCGGTCCCCGCCCGGTCACGCCGGGCGGCGCCATTACCGATCAGGTGGCCATCGTGGTGCTGCCGTTTGCGGTGCCCTGCGCCCAGTCGGTGAGCGGCGGCATTATCACCTTTGCCCCACTGGCGGAAACCATGACCACCGCCGATGGGGCACCCATCTGGGCCAGAGCCAGCAACCGGGATGGCGTCTTTGTGGCTGACCTGGACGTAGGGCTGCCGGATTCGGGGGCCGATATCGAGCTGGCGCTGGATAATATCTACCAGGGCACCCTGATCCGCATTACCAGTGCCACCATAGTGGAGCCATAAATGAGCAACCCCAACCTGGATTTGGGCCTGGAGCGGAAAACCAGCGGCAATCTGGAATTTGACGAAAGCGCCGGCCCACCAGTGTTGCGGGTCGAAGCCCACTGGCGAACGGTGTCACCGCACCCGCCCCAGGTAACAATGGTGACGGTGCCGGCGGTCGAGGTGGCCTGGTCCAGCGCCAGCCAGCAGAGCCTGGCCGACTTTCCGGCCGATGCGGTGATGACGGGCAGCTGGCAAGGCGCCAACCTGGACAACAGCAGTCATATCGTTGCGCTGCATGATATCAACGTGTTTCGGGGGCCGTCGTGCCGCACCGCCAGCCACTGGCGACCCCGGGGCGAGCAGCAGGCGCCGCAACCCACCAGCAGCTGGACCCCTCTTGCTCCGCGCCTGTGGCTGGAACCCGGCAACGACTGGCAGCAGGCCGGCCCGCTGGAGCTGGGTTTTCGTGCCCTGCAGAAGATGCAGCCACAATTCTGGTATCAGCCCCGCGCCAGCTGGCAGGAGGCGGCCCCGCTGCGCCCCGGCTACGGTCAGCGCCAGCGGGATTTGCCCCGGTTCTGGTATCAGCAGGGCGGCGGCTGGCAGGAAGCGGCCGCGCTGCTGACCTTTCGCACCAGCGGCTATCAGTATCCGCCCCCCATGCACCGCCAGCGGGGGGAGGGCTGGCAGGAAAGCGCCGCGCTGCACCGGCGCCACCACGAAAGTTACCGCCTGGGCGCGGAAATGGTGCATTACTGGCTGGACCGGTTCGAGACTGCGGGGCAGCCTGCCCCGGGCCGATCTGTACTGTTACCGCCGGTGGTGCCCGAAGTGCCGGTTATCGGCGCCAGCGATGCCAACCTGAACCTGTGGTATCCACGGGTGGATCTGGTGCCGGGGGATCTGGAATTTGTGCTGCGGCTGCTGGCCGTTAAAGCAAGGAGAGTTTATATCGTGATTAACCACTGCACCATTGCCCGGCTGGACGACGGGCGCCAGTTGCACCCCATCGGCATCAGTATCAGCGCCGATACCGATTCATGGGCCTGGACCCTGAGCGTAACCCTGAGCCAACAGGACGCGCTGGATATTGTGGGTGGCGCCTTTAATGATCCGGTCGAAGTGGCGGTGACGCTCAACGGCCAGGTGCTGCACTTTATTGTGGACCGCTGGAGCGACAGCCGATCCTTCAACAGCTACAGCATTACCCTGGGCGGCATGAGCAAAACCGGCCTGCTGGGGCAACGCTACAGCCTGCCGACCAGCTATGTGGAAACCAGCCAACGGTCTGCGGTGCAGCTGCTGGAGCAGGTATTGCCCAACGGCTGGACCAGCACCTGGGGACTGGAGGATTGGTTGGTGCCGGGCGGCGTGTTCCATTACGCCAGTCAGACGCCGATGCAGGTGATCAGCCGTATCGCCGCCAGCGCCGGTGGCTTTGTGCTGAGTGACCTGATTAACCCCCAGGTACACATCAAGCCGGTGTACAAGAAAGCGCCCTGGTTGCTGACAATGGACGACGTAGATCTAAGCCTGCCCATCGATCAATTCACCACCCTGGGCCGGGAGCTGCTGGAGTCGGACGCGCCGAATGCGGTATTTGTGCATGGCGAGCAGCAGGGGCTGCTGGGCCGCATCTACCGGGAGGGCACCGCCGGCGACCGGCTGGCCGAAATGGTGGTGGATAGCCTGATGACCGACGCTATCGCCCTGCGCCAGCGCGGTCAGTTTGAATTGGCCCGCCAGGCACGGTATCAGCGTCATAGTTTGCAGACGGTATTAGACGACAGCCTGGGCGGCCTGATTCTTCCCGGTCAGGTATTGGAAATCAGACACCCGGCGCCACATATCGGTTTTGTAAAGGGCGTGTCTATCGAGGGGGCGCTGAATAATGACGCCCTGGTTATTAATCAAAATATCACCCTGGACTACCCACTATGAGCATGAATTTATACCGGCAATTTCTGGATTTATTACCGCGCCAGCCCACAATGGCGGGTGAAATTACTCATGTACAAGGGGATGGGAAAGCAGTAATAAGCCTGCCGGGCGGCGGTTATTTATTAGCCTATGCGGGGGAGTATCAGGTGGGGAATAAAGTGTTTGTGAAAGACGGGCAGATCCAGGCATTAGCGCCGGACTTGCCCGTGTTGGATATTACAGTCTAGCGGCCACCTGCTGGCGATTGGCGGCGGCGGGTAATGCCCGTTCCGCCGCTTCTTCCAGCTCAGGCAGCAGCAGCAGCAATTCCGCTTGCTCATAACTCAACTGTTGCCGCCGGTGTAATACCACCATCTGCGCTTTTAAGCGCAATTCCGGGGGCACTTTTCGCTCCAGCCATTCCAGCATTTCCAATTCAGCGGTAATCAAGTCCTGATCCTGATGATAACGATTTGTATTCATAGCCATTTGTCCCTGTGCAGATTATTTTTTGTGTTAGCACTTGTTAGCTGCGACAAAAATAAACATACGTTTACCTTATGTCAAAGGCGAATACCGATACTGTGTGAATTATGTTAATGAAACGAGAATCATAAAAAATAAAGAAACGTTTATTTTTATATAAAAATACCGTGTTTACCGGCGGCCAATGAATTATTGTTTTAATAGAACGCAAGGCAGTTGGTTAATAAATAAGCAATGGCGCGGCTTTTAACACCGCCGCTACTGGGTTACACTTGAATGGCTTGAATGGCTGACTCCAGGCAGAACAAGCAGAGGGGCGAGCCTGGCGGATCGCCCCTCACCCTTTCTAGTGGGGCAGGCTGCCCCACCCTCAAAACACCGCCGCCTGGTTGTCGCACGGAGCAACCCACCGCTAACCGGGTACTGTAGCCGTGAGTCCGGCAATCAGCCGACTGTGTTTTTACTGGTCCAATCACCCCACCAAGCCCGAAAAACCCGAAAGCCCGGCATTGCCGGGCTTTTTGTTGGGCCGGGATCAGGGCTGGCCCCGTTCCTGCCACCAGCGCCACCAGAGCAGTGGCGGCAGCAGGTATTCCCGCATGGGGCGTGTTTTCAGGTAGCCGTTGATCACTATATCCCGGCAAAAGCTCCAGGTGAGCAGGTTGACGTAAATGGTGCCCGGCGATATCACCAACGGGCCGAACACCCCCCACCCCAATATCATGGCCAGCACCAGGCCGCCGTGCAGGTAGTTTAACCATCGAATGGTGCGCTCAGGGTTTTTCAATGTCGCCCCCTTGCTCCAGCTGCGCCAGCAGGCCGGCCATTTCTTCCATCAGCCATTCCCGTTGTTCCAGGCTCAACCCCTGGCCGGCTGACACCGACACCCGGCCACCCTTGAGCGTGATCTTGCCGTGTTTGAAGTTACGCACCACCGGCGTTACCACCGGGGCCGGGCTGACGGTTGCCGCCCAGTGCATCAGGAACGCCAGCATTTCATCGTCGGGGTCGCGCTGATCGTCCGGGTTCGGGTGAAAGTCGATGGCGGCCAACAGCAGCGCATCCTGCTGGTCCGGCGCCATGCTGGCCCAGCGATCATGGAGGGCCGACCCCTGCGCCGGGGTCAGGTAGCCGGGCTGGCTGAACAGCAACATGATCTCTTTGGGCAGCTGGCTGGTGTCGATACAGCGGCTGATGGTGCGCCGGCTGACCCGTTCGCCCAGATCCTGCAGGTGGGTTTCCAGCGCCCGCTGGCTGCCCAGTTGTTTTTCCAGCCGCTGGTATCGCTTGCCCTTTTCCCATGCACTGGGCGGGTTATAGCGGTTGCCGATGGCGCTGTACCAGTCCATTTCTGCGTCGGTCAGATCGGCCACCAGTAGGTTATACGGCCGTTCTTTCAGTATGCAGCCAGCCAGCCGCCGGCTGCCGTCGCCCACTTCATACATGCCGTTTACTACCCGGCCCCGCGCCCATTCGGTGTTGCCTTGTTCGCCCAGGGTGCTGGTAATGTCTTCCAGCGCCCGGGCCGACAGCAGATCCGCGCACCGCTCATTACCACCCCATACCCGAGTCTTTGCCTCAACATCGGCCGCCGGTATCCGCACCAGCCGCCAGGTGACGGTTCGGCCGCTATAAATGGTTTCTTCAAAGGTGCCGGGTTCCCCGGCCGCTTTCATTGCCGACAGGCGCTGATCCAGCCTATCCAAACTGTTCAATACCGACATATCAATTCCCCCATTTTGGGTTTACCAGTGTTTCCATAATTTCCGTAAACAGCCCCTGCCAGATGGCCATTGCGTTGTTCCAGCTGGCCCGACTGCTGCGCTGCCCCCGATCTTGCTCGAACACGGTACGCAGCCGGAGCTGGGCCTTGCCGACTTCTTCCGTGTTTTTTAAGGTATTGACCAGCACCTTTGATCCCCATGCCTGGCGGATATCCCGCGCCACTTCCTGACTGCTGGAGCCGGGGCTGCTGCTGACCTTGCTGATCAGCACCCGCACATCGGGGATGCACCAGAGCTGTGATTCAGGCACCGCCGCCGCCGCCCCACGCAACAGGCTGAACAGCTGTTCAGTGCTATCGGTATCGTGCAGCTCTGCCGGCGAGGGAATGATCATGGCGTCGGCCGCGAAAATCTGCGCTATGGTGCCATCGGCCAGGTTGGGGGCGCCGTCTATCAGTACCAGATCGTAATTGTCTGACACGGTGGCGATACCGGCCCTGAGCATCAGGTGGTGCGGGTATTTAATGCCAGTCTGCTGGTCCAGCTCCCGGTCGATGCGCTGCAGCGCCTGACAGCCGGGGATGATATCAAGCCGGGGCCAGTAGGTGGGGCGTATGGCGTAGTCCAGGCTATCTTTCTGGCCGAACATGAAAGGTAGAACCGTGTCCTGTTCGGTCAGGTTGCCGGGATGGACGCCGAAGTAATGCCCGGCGGTGCCCTGGGGATCAACGTCAATCAGCAACACCCGGTAGCCGTGCATGGCCGCCCACTGGGCGAAGTGAACCGCGACCGTGGTTTTGCCGGCGCCGCCCTTGTTTGAGACCACCGCCAGCGTGACCGCTTCACTGGACTCAGGCCGCCAGGGATGGGTGCCGAACACCGACCGCATGGTATCGATCTGTTCGATGGTATAGCCCAGGCGGCGGCCCTTGGCGTCACGGTCAGCCTGCGCCAGCCGCCCAGCTTGCTCTGCCTTGATTATGGCCGTCTTGCTGACGCCCACCAGGCTGGGGGCTTCATTGATACCCCACCGCCGAGTTATCGCCCGGCCTTCACTTTCCACCAGCCCCAGCTTGCGCTTGATAATGCCGTTCCGCATTTCCTGGCTGCTGGTTATGCAGTCGTCAAACAGCTTTAACAGTTGCTCTTTCATGTTCCTTACTCCAGGCATCAAAGGTGTCTGAATGGTGTACCACAAAACACTATTCAGCAAGAAAAAAAGTAAACAAAGGTGAAAAAAGGTAAACCACGACGACCGGCCAACCGTTTCCACTTGGCCCCGTAAGAGGTGGGGCAGCCTGCCCCACCACCGTCAGGCAGCTCTGCCTTGCAGAAGATGCACAGCCCCGGCACGGCAACCCTGCAAGCCTGGCACTCACTTCCGGCCCTTGTGTGGCGCGGCTTTGCGGCATAAATGAGGCTACCAAAGGGGAAAGGGAGAGAGGGGTAGAGTAGAGGCGGTGGCACAAAATCAAGAGATCGCCGCCGCTTAGGGTACACACATGCAAGATAGCCAAAGATAGGGGCGGTGCGGCGTCACGGTCAAAATCGGCAGGCAAAATATAAATACTATCTATGTACGATTGTCAGGGTTTCGGCATGAGCTTCACTCCATATCGTACACACACCAACGTACACACTGCAAGGATACCCCTATAAGGTACACACTACAATATTATGGGGCACACAGCACCCTAATAATAAAATTTTATTATTAGGGTGCATAGATGCCATATTAAGCATAGTGGTGTCATGGGTGGGTGTGTACCCTCTGGTGTGTACGATAAGCCGCCTTGTCAGCCTTGTTTTTATATATTACAATCTGTGTACGTTGGTTTTGGTTAAAAACTTGCCGTGTGTACGCTGTATCCTATAATGTGTGTGTACTTAACCTGGAGATAAAAAACATGGGATCATCAAGGAAAGTGGACTTGCAACAGATAGCCGAAGATTTGCACAAAGAGGTCATGCACATCGAGAGCCTGGACGTTGCCCAGTCAGAGAAAACCCGCCGCCACCAGCGGGCCGCCAAAAAGGTGCTGAACCTGCTGTACCTGGACCGCCGCCGCTACAAGGGCAAGTTGAAAGAAAACCGGATCACCCTGAACACCTTTATCAGTTACCTGACCCGGCTTAGAAAAATGCTGGCTGACTTGGGGCTTAGGCATCATCTGCTGGACAGAGAGATCGACCGCATGACCAAACGCTACCCCCGCCATGCCGAGCTGGCGGCGACCCTGGCCGACTTACCACCGAAAGAGACATTCGAGGCCAAGCGGCTGGCTCAGGAACAGCTGGCCATCGAGGTTGAGGCCCAGGATGCTCTAAACCGGATCGCCTGGGATAAGCCGGATGCACAGAAGAAGCTGAAAGCCATGATGACCCAGTACCCAACACTGAAAGCCTGGCTGGTGCCGCTACGCGACGAGGCGACCCGCGCCACCGCATTGCGGGATATCCACCTATATCTGGACGAGGCCGACGCCTTTAAGCGGGATCTGGTCGATTTGAAAGTGGACCATGAGGCTATTGTGGCGCTGAGAATACCGGCCGATCTCAAGGAAGACAGGGCCAAGGCGTCGGGCAAGGCGCTGATGAAAAAACAGCGGGCGCGGTTCCACCTGAACTATCCGGTATACATGGAAAAAGTAATGTGGGCGCTGACCCAGCCCCACAACCAGAGGCCGGATGGCGGTTGTGACTGGGACTATAACCCGCTGGTGTTCGGCTTGTGTGCTGCCACCGGTCGCCGGCCGGTTGAGGTGCTGCTGACGGGCCATTTTGAGCGAGTAGACCGGGAGCGGTTGCGATTTTCTGGCCAGGCGAAAAAGCGCGGCAAGGCCGCCGATTCGTATGTAATTTACTCCCTGGTCGATACCAATACCGTGATGGCGGCATTCCAGGCGCTGCGGTCCCTGCCCTACACCGCCGAGCTGCACCAGCTGGAGGTTGAGAGTAAATATGATATTCGCACCACGGCGACCATGATCAACAATCGCCTGTCTGCGCCGCTCAATAGCCTGGCCCGCAAGGTGTTCGCGCCGGACGGCCGCCGGGTTTTCTATGACACACGGGCCGTGTACGCCGCTATCTGCGCCCAGCGATACCTGGAAACCGATCCGCGCTGGAAGTCGGACGACGGCAGCTGTAACCGGTCGGCCTTTACCACCGAGCTATTGGGCCACGACGACCCCAACGCCCAGCTGGCGTATGAGTCGGTAAAACTGGACAGCTACCGGCCTTATCTGCCGAGCGCCATCAAACACAAAGCCAAGGATCGCTTGGCCGAGCTGGAAAAGCTGGATGATGAAATGCCGGATCTGGCCAAGGGCATGGCGGCGGTGGCTATCCATGATTGGGTAAAGGACAGGGTGAAAGCCGATCCGTCTGTCACTATCACTCAGTCACTGATCAGCCGGGAGGCCGGCGGCAACCGCAACACCATCAAGCGTTATCTGGAGGTGGTCAGCGATGCCCTGGGCATTACCCGTGACGAAAAAACCGGGTGGGTAAAGGACGAGTTCGATCTGATATTGGAAAAGCCAACGGTTGACTGGAAGCTCAAGCAGGCCGACGAGGACGAGCTGGACGCTGAACCCGAGGGCGAAGACGTAGACGAAGCCGAGGACGAAGCCGAGGACGAAGCCGAGGACGAAGCCGAGGACGAAGCCGAGGCGACACAGGCAACCCCATTGCCCACCAGCACCCCGGAATGGAAGGGTAAACCGGCGTTTAAATTCCAACGGCTGGCCAACCAGCAATGGCAGGTGGGTATCCATGTGGGTTACGCCAGTCAGACCGTCACGGTGCAGGGGGCCAACCAGATGGCGGCAGGCCGCGCCGCCTGGCAGCAATGGCTGGCGCAATGGCAGCAGGTGCCGATCCACCATACCGCTGACGCGCTGAATGGCAAGAAGGCGCATAAAGTCAGCGCCGGTCTGCCCGATGGCCAGTATATCGAGGTGGTCCAGGCTGGCGCCGAGGCCGAGGCCAGGCGCACCCTGAGCAATGACATAAAGCGAGCGGCGGCCGTCTGGCAAAACCTGGGCAGCTGAATGGGTGGGGCAGCCTGCCCCACCCTGTTTACCCACCAATTTTACCCCGATTTACCCCAGTTTTAACGCCAGCTCAGGAGGTAGCCCCGCCCTGATCCTGGCGTCCCGAGATCCGAGCGCCAACAGCACACCGTTTTCATCCAGCAGGCCGTCACGAACGGCGGCTTTTTCCTCATAGGTAAGGGCTGAAAGCAGGTCATGGAGGGCGATTTTTAACCGTCTTCCGACTTTTCCGAGCAGGTAAGAAACCCCGGCAGGCCGCGCCACCACTGGGCTTGAGGGGCGATCCACGATCTTATCTTTCTCTATAAGATCATCAGAAAAATCGTGGATCGTTTCGGACACCAGATCAGACCGTTCAGATCCGCCCGCCGCCAGCTTAATATCGTCATAGGCGCTCACACCTGAGTGGGTTCTTTTCTGGTGGATTTGGTGCATGTTTTCCCACGACTCAGGCTCAATGCTCCAGACCGTCGAACCGTCACCGGTGCGGCGTGATTGGCGAGCTTTTACGGCGGTCAAATTCAGCTTTTCCATGATGGCCTTGAACATATCGGCCCCGGCCTTTTTGCCGCGCACGGGTGGGCACCAGGGCGCGTGAATGGTCAGGTAGTCGGCGTTGGCCTGCAGCAGCGCCAGACCGGCCTGTAAACCGCGCTGAGTGGCCACCCCTGCCCCGGTGTTATAATCCACCCCTACCGCCGCCATATACTCCCGTAGCAGGCGCTGGCTGCGGCTCAGGTACTGCCGGGTAGATACCGGCACCCCATTGGTCGCCTCTAGGGCATCCAGGCTGCTGGCGCGTTCTGTGGGCATCTGCAGCAGCTCGAACCGCTTAACGTGGGCCAGGGCGCCGTCACGCAGCCAACAAACGGATTCTTCCGTCACCGGCTGCAGGAGCAGGTTTTCGATATTCCAGCGGTTCAGCTGCGCCCGCTCATCCTGGCTGATGTGCGAACTTTCCATTAACTGCTGACGCTGTTCGTCGGTGGCGGTGGGATTGGTCAGGTGGCGCTCGATATCTTCCTGTTTCAGTAATTCCCCAATGACCTTTTTCGCAACCTTGGCATTGGCGATCATTTCATCGGCGTGTTCCAGCGCCATTGGCTCCACCCGGTATTTATCGGCCATCAACTGCAACAGCATGGTGTTGGCAAAATCGTTGCGGGCGGCGTTTTCCTGGGTCAGCAGGTTAATCCGTAACCGGTCGAATTCCAGATCATCAGAGCTGACGACCAACTGACCATCTTCATTCACACTGATGGATAATGCCTGATCGTGTTCGGCCAAGCCCGCCAGGGCTGCCCGCCACATGGCGGCTTCACTGGTTTCCCTGAAATTCACCGGGCTGGTCAATCCCAAAATAAAGCGGTTGGCGGTGCGGTCCCGGCGGATCATCTGTACCGCATCGGATGGCGATATCACGCCACGAAACAGGCCGTAGTGAAGATCGAAATGCTGGGTCACAATGGACACCCCGGAGCTGATCGCCGGCGAGTAGATCACCCAGTCGTATTTTTCCACATGGCCATCGGGATCGGCGTTAAACGCCTGCACCTTGGCATCAAAGGCTTTCGAGTCTTGGGAGATAAACAGCCCTTTGGTGTGGGGATATTTTTCTTCCAGCAACCGCTGCAGCTTGGCGCCCTCATCGGCGCTATCGTCGGCCACCAGTACCTTTTTTCCCTGGCCCACTTGGGCCACCACATCATCGAATACCGCATTCAGATCGCCGTACAGTATCGTTTTGTCGGAAAAATCGGTGTCCAGCTCCACCACATGAATGGGGGTATCGTCCCCGCGCTCTGCACGGATGCGTTCGGCAAATTCGACCACCGAATCGTTGGCGTCGGCATCCACCATCAGCACCTGACTGGCGTTGACCGCGCACCCTTTCAGCCGGTTGTATACCGCCAGCGGCTGGGCCATGGTGCCGCCGTTGGTGATGGAGCGGAGCATTTGACTGGCCTCATCGAGCGCCAGCAGATCCAGGCGCTGCAGGATGCGGCCGAACTGGGGCTTGTTGATCGAGTTGATACAGCAGGCTAGCTTTTTCATGCCGGACAGGTGCGCCATTTCTGCGTCTTTGTAGTGCAGGATATCGAGGGCGTCACCGGGCATGGTTGCCAGCAGGGCCACATCGGCGGCGTCGTCTGGATTGATTTTCGACAGCTTGGCATGGCCATCCTCTACCAGCGTGACCCGGTGGACAAAGGAGGCCGCCCGCTCTGCCTGCCAGATCATCGGCCGCAACAGGTTTTTGGATTTACCCGAGGCCATGGGCGCCCGGACTATCACCAACCCCTGCAGCTGGCGCACGAAATCATAAACCCCATCATCGATCACCGTTTTTTCGATTCGGTGGTAATGAATATGGGCGGGGCGCTGGGCCGGATCGGTGATACGGGCGCTGAACGAACGGAAAGCATGGGCTTCATGCAGCCGTTCGTCGAACCGCTTATTGGCCAGCCAGATCAGCTTTTGCCAGTCGATGGGCAGCCGGTGCTGTTCAACCACGGTTTTGACCGCTTCCATGATCTGGCGGCCGTTGCGAACAAAGGGGAAGCCGCGCATACCGGCGGCAATGGTGGCCATGGCCTGGCGCTGGGCGTCTTTGTGGCTGGCGGTGGCCAGTTTCAACAACCCCAGCTCGAACGGATCGCGGGGCAGCTCCAGCAGGTTGGTTTTGGCCCTGAGCTGATCGGCCACTTCCTGCAGGCCACGGCGGTGGCCCAGGGCCACATCATTGAAATCGGTGGGCTGGCTGACCGCATCGGCCTGGGTTACGTCCGGCAGTCGGTGCTTGATTTTCGGGTATTTTGCGGCCAGCGCATAGGCGGTGTTGACGCCTTTGTTGCCCTTGCCTTCCTGTTGTTTCCAGCAGTCGTTATCGGCCAGGTTCACCAGCTCCAGATCCGGGTGCTGGCTCAGGTATTTTTCGATCACTACTTCCAGCTGACCGGCATCCAGGCAGACGATCACGGCGCATTCGCCGTATTGTTTGGTCAGGTACTGCTGATGGGCCAGAAAGGCGGTGGCGCCGGTGGCCCAGCCCTCACAGGTATAGATGCGGTCGGCGCTGGACAGGTCGCCTATGATGGCATGGGCGCCGGTATCCACCTTGTTCAAACCAAAAGTGAAATCCTTATCGGTTTTTTCCCCGCTGGCGCGGGCGAACGGTTCGGCATAGATGCGCTGGATGCCGACAATTTCCGGCAGCTGCAGGAAATTGTCTAATTTTTCGGAAGAATACAACGGAATGGCCAGATAATGGCCATTCTTGTTGTGGCCGGTTTTGATCCCGGCACAGTGGGGCAGGCTGCCCCACACCTGTTTTTTGCGGAGGTACGGGTGATCCTGGGCGTCGGCGTCCTGGTGATAGCCGGCGATATCGGCCAGCCGCGCCTGTTCCCGGCGCTCCCGTTCGGCGGCAGCCTTGGCGGCGGCCTTGGCTTCCCGCGCTGCCCGGGCATCCATGCGCTGTTGTTGCTTCTGGCGCCAGCTATCATCTGCGACAAAGCCGCCACCTTCCAGCTCATAGAGCCGCTTGAGGTCTTCATAGCCGTTCAGCACGAATTCGGCGGTGCCTTCACCCCGGCGGCTGATGGTGATCACCGGGTACTCAATGCCGTTGCGGGCCGTCTTGAAGTCGGCCCGGACACCGGCGGTTTTTTCACCCTTGCGGGTGAAATAGCGGTTATGGTTCAGGCCGATGCTGGCGCCGTCCCATGCCAGCCGCTTATCCACGGCGTCCCAATTTATGCCGTGCTGAGCCGCTTCCTGGGCAAAATCGGCATAGAGGCGGTCATACAGGTGGCGACCGGAGCCACCCAGCGCCTGGTAGAAGTCTTGCAGTGTTCGATTGTTGTTATTTTTCGGCATTTTGGCCTCTATTTTTGTTATCAGAGGGCCATCAATAATCAAATTTGCATATTCAAGCTTGAGTTAACCGGCGGGAGATCTTAAAATTACACCGTATCGGTTTAGATGGCCGCAGCGATTTAGATGGCTTTATTTAGATAGCTGTTTCGGTTCAGATGGCTCAGATGGCCGTACATTGCATCGGTTTATGCTTTTTTAGATGGCCTCTATTTAGCTTGAACTGGTACGCGCTTTGATCATTGACGGCCTCCCTCTGCGTTAGTGGTGGTGGTTGTTTTGCAAAGTCTGCCTGGTTAGCAGATTCTGCGCCGATTGCACTTTGACCCGGCCAGGTCGCCGTGCTTTTGGTTTAAATGGTTTAAATGGTTTAAAAAACGTCAATTGCCCCGGTTTTGCCGGGGCTTTTTCTTGCCTGCCGTTCGGGTTTTCACCCGGGCAGGGAGTGCCGGCCGTTGGGATAAATACTAACCCAACAGATGCCTGCTTTCCAATAATGAAGGTCGGGGATTTACACGGCTGCTTCATTTATATACTGAATCTTGCTGGCTACCACCGATCCTACCACCTGCCCCACCAACTCAAATTCACTGCGCTGGCGCATTTCACGCTCCCGGGTGACAACGTTTTCCAGCTGCAGCATGTTGTTATTGCAGGCCAGCAACCGGTAGTAGGTAGCCTGGCCATTATTTACCGTTACCAGGTCGCAACCATGCTGAATCGGATCTTCTGTGTCGATCACGATGGCGTCACCCAGGCGGATAGGGTATTCGGTCGATGTAACCAATACATAATGGTGGCTTTCCTGGTGATACAGCGGTTGCACCACTACCCGACCATCAATCTGGGGGCCAAGGACGGCCACCGGGCTTACCCACCCGGGCCTAACCCCGGTGCCGGTGATCGGGTTTATTCCTACGCCGTCAATCAGCCAGTCGGCGCTGCAGCCCAGTACCTTGCAGTAACGGCTGATGTAGTTTGACTGGCACCCTTTCTGGATATCATTTTCGATCTTTGAAATTAGCCCCATCGAGCAGTCGGCTAACTGACCTAGCTGACTGACCGTTAACCCACGGTGATACCGGAGCTGCCGCAACCGTTGGCCCAGTGATAATTTTGGCATAATAAATCCTATCAAGTCGCTAACTGGTCAGAAAACAAACTGTTTGGAAAAAACAAACCGTTTGGAAATTGTACAACAAACTAAGTGTATGAAAGTTTACTTTCAAACCGGCATTAAATGGAGAAATAATTGTTTTTTTTATTATGTGCAGACCCGTTCAGGTCTTATTTTTAGCCAAAAAAAAGACGCATTATAATTCACCAATAGAAAATATCATTCGATTTTACTAATCTATGCTCAGACTATGACGGAGCAGGCACCCATGCGGAGCATTTACACCCACGATTTAACGGTTTGGCGCCAGCAGCTGCAGGCCGGACTGATAAACGATGTGTCGCTGCCGGCCCAACTGGGTGATATGGACACCAACGGCGGCGGCCAGTACGGCTCCCGCCCGCTGATTAACGAGTACCTGTTTCGCCAGGGCCGAATCCTTAAATCCATTAGCAAACTGCCCAGTTTTAACCTTACCTGGGTGTTGTTTGTCTATCGGCAGCAGGATCATGATGACCTGGAGCAAGAGCTGGTTGATTGGCTACACCAGCAATTACTGGACGCTTTGCCGCCCATGCGCGGCGAATCACTGGCCCGCCTGCCCACCTTTTGTGCTATCGCCCTGCGGCACTACGCCAACCATGTGCTGGAGCGACCCCCAGTATTGCGCCGAGAGTATGCCACGGCGCTGGGGGTTAGTCTGGATAACTGGGATAAACAGTGGACGCGCCGCCTTAACCGGGCGACGGAGATTTTACGCCAGCTGGACGTAGACACCATTCAACGACTGATTAAATTCAATCCCTGACCATAAGAGATCCGTGATGCGATTTTTCCAGAATGTGGCCATTAAATACCACATACAACCGGCTTTATTGCCGCAAACAGAAAGCGCCTGGCTGGCTATTATTGAGCCGCTATTATTTACCGAACCCCACCCCACTGTGGTCAGTAAACAGGGATTTTTTCCGACAGATTTTGACGGGAAACCCCTGTTGATTGCAAACCGGGCGGTGTTTTTGCGGGTGATCAATTACAAAAAAGAGCTGCCTAAAACCCAATATCTGGATGCCTATAAAGAGCAGGAGCAGGCCGAAATGACCCGGCTTGATCGGCCATTATCGGTGGATGAACAACTGCGGCTGAGTGAAAAAGTCACACTGGAATTATTACCATCGGCGCCACCCAGCTGGACGCTAACGCAAATGCTGGTTGATCTGGATAACGGGCTGGTGATGGTGGATGCCAGCAGTGATCAAGCGGTGGATCTCTGTTTACAGCAGCTGCGACTGGCGCTGGATACCCTGCCGGTGAAACCGCCCTACTGTGACGGTGACGCTGCCGGCGTGACCCTGGCGAAATCGGCCCGGCTGGTGGAGAAAAAAAACGAGTCTGGCAAGGTTAACGGCCTGGGCTGGCAGCTGCCGTTGCCGGCTTTCTTTGGTCACGGTGATGCGCTGCAGCTACGCCATGCCAGGGAAAAACATCAAAAAAACCGCTCTGCCAATATCCCGTTTGACGACGAGAGCATTCAGAGGTTACTGAGTGGCGGTTTTGTGGTGCAGGAAATAGGGCTGCACCTGGAACATTACATGGAATTCAGGCTGACCGACAAACTGACCCTGAAACGGGTTAAGTGGGATCTGGCCGAAGAACTGGAGCAGTTAATCCCCAACGGTGATGATGACAACCCGACATTGAGTTATCAGCTGACATGCTTGGCGCTGATGGTGCAGTTGCTGCGCTATGTGATCCCGGCCCTGCTAAAGCATTGCCAGTGTGTTGATAGCGGGTTATGGCTGACCGGTTTTGCTGAGCCGGAGAGCCTGGCGACATTGATTGAACAAACCAAAAAGGCGCTGTAATGGAACCACATGTAGAGCAGGAATTACTGGCCTGGCGGGCATTCTGGCAGCGTACCCTGGGCCACCTGAAAGACATAAATCGCACCGCGCCGGAAAAGCTGCACGAAATTTTCTATGACGCCAGCGATATGGCTTTTACCCATGAGGGCGGGCTGGCGGATCAGCTGTTCAAGGAATACCAGCAGCTGAAACAGGGGCACAGCCTGCTGATCCAGCAGGGCAAGGCGCCCGAGGGGGCGGCGGTGGTGACGCTGGCCGCCGGTGATAACGGCTGGGAGCTGGCCAGCAACATGATACAGAATGGCGAATGGCTGATCCCCGGCCGCTGGAGTCACTGGTTTTTCCTGCTGACGGTGCCGAGCCACGGGCCGGACGGCCGCCGGCTGAACCCGGAGCGGATAGACAGGGCACTGCAGGGCTTTGAAATCCGGGTTCGGGATTGACCATCGGCTAACCAAGGATTCGCCCCTCTATCGAGGGGCTTTTTTTTGGCGGGCACTTTACAGGGAACCTAAAAAGTAATACCTTTGGTATACCAAAACAAACTACCAAGGGGCTTAACATGGCACGAAAAGCAGCAGTTTACTTGAGTAATGAAATCGAAATGGCGATTGAGGCCATGTATAAGGACAAACCAAAAACCAGCGAGGCGATCCGGGTTTTTGCCGAACGCTACCTGGCGATGGTGGCCAACCATACCCCGGAGCTGGCCACCCGGGAATGGTGCCTTATTTTTGACGCCTATAACGGCTGCATGACCAGTGGCGATCCCAACGCCCTGGCGGCCATGCTGCCGATTAGCATTCAGGATTCTCTGCCGGACGGACTGAGTGAAAAGTGGGATGCTGACGGCCAGGCATTGGTTGCCAAGCTGGCGGCGCTGAATTTTGCCGAGCGGATAGCGGTGATTGATATGGCGGATCGCTTTTGGGCAGGTAGTTGGGATGGTTTTTCCGACTACGACGAAATTGTTAGCCGGTTGCTGTTGCGGGCGCCAGCAACAAGAAAGCAAAACGATCAGGGCGGCCTGCCGGTCACACGTTAATTTTACTGTGGGGCAGGCTGCCCCACCCTGGAGGAATAAAGATGATTGGTAAGCGCATTCGAGCGGTACGGGAATACCTGGGCATAGCCCGGCCGGAATTTGCCGAGCAAACGGGTATCAAACTGAGCAGTTTGAAAAATTGGGAACTGGGCTACCGGGAGAAAATACCGGCCCAGGTTATCGCCCAACTGGCCGAGGTGGAGCAGGTACAACCCTTTATTACTTATATCATGCTGGGTGAGGGTGCAGAGCTGATCGGCCAGGCTGAACCGGTCCACCAGTAAAACCGGTTCAGATCGGTAAATTGATTTACACACATATGGGGCCGCCAGCCCCACCTGGAGTACAACATGAGCCAAAAAAGCCACCGTGCCCGGAGCTACCTGCAGAAATACAGCGGTGAAGCCGGCGCCCTTATTTATCCACTTATTAACGGAACCCACCAGATAGGGAAAGCAAACTGGCCAGCATTTGTTTATGTTCCATCTGCCATCATTCCCCCGATGTTGGGGCAGACCATGCCGCCCGATATTATTGAGGGACTGCAGGAGCTGAATAGTATTGAGCGAACCTTGATCATGGAAACCATGCTGACCATGGCCACCTGGCGCATAACTCAGGGTATTTACCGCTTTGATCCTGCCGTGTACCAGGCGGTAATAGACACCCCGCTCAATGGTGATATCCCCGCCAGCATCCTGACCCGCCTACCAGAGTGGTGCGTTTACGTCGAAACGCCGGGCCTAATCACCATAGGAAAACACGGTGAACCCATAGCCATTTACGGCGCCTGGGCTAGACTGTCCAGCGGCGGCCAGACCAGCGATTCGGACCTGATTGATTTGGTGCTAGGTTTGGATACCGATGCCGAGCGTGACGGCGGCGCGATCTCCCATCAGTTGATCCCGCTGCAGGGCACCCTAGAGCAATCCATTCGCCAGCTACCCAGCAGCAATATTGACGAGAAAAATAAAGAGCGGGCGTATCAGGAAATTCTGAAACATACCCGGCCGATACTCAACCTGTTGATCTATTTGTGTAACACCACGGACTACCAGGGCGACCGGCAACCAGCCAACCCCCAACCGAAGCGAACCCGCCGCCATGGCGAAAAACTGTTTCCGGCCAACACCACCACCACCTGGAATGTAGGGGTCAGAATGGGGTCAGCCCTACGCCGGGCTTATGCCAGTGAATCAACACCCAGCACCAGCGAACCGACCGGCCGCCATGTGCGGCCGCACATCAGACGCGCCCACTGGCATACATTCCTGTCCGGGCCACGCCTGGATGACGAAGGGCAGGCAATACCAGCAGATCAGCGAAAACAAAGTGTGCGCTGGATGCCGCCGATTCCGGTTAACCTGGACGAGCCCGAGGAATTACCGGCCACCATTCATCCAGTAAAATGAGATTGAATTCATAAATTAAATTGGATTCATAAATCAAATTGGTTTCATAAATCAAATTGGATTCAAAA